TGGGAACACCAGCCAGGCTACTCCGACTGATAATAATTCGAGCGGCACCTACACGCAAATTGTTCCAGTCAGAAAAGCGACCAACGCGGACGCTCTGCAAATCTTCGTTCGGGACGCCTTCATCTCGGCGGCGTCTAGCACCATATTCACTCACGCTCCCGGGACGACGACCGGCGGTGGCATGGCTATTTTCAAAGTCACCGGTATGTCGCGTACCGGCGCAAACGCAGTTCGGCAAAGTGCCTCCCAAGCTAACCAGGCGGCGGCTACTCCAGCTCCGGTGTTCGGCTCGGCGCCGTTGACGGCCAACGCCATCATCGGAGCGGTGTTCAACTCTACCAATCCTCCTGCAATGACCCCTCGGACCGGGTTCACCGAGCGCTTCGACAACGGTTATGCGACGCCGACCACTGGCACTCATTTAATTACTCGGGACAGCGGCGAAACCGCGACGACGCAGACTTGGGGGAACGCCTCGGCTTCAGAGTTCTGTTCGGCGATCATCGAGCTCGACATCAGCGTCCCGTCTTGGCCTTTGACAGTCGCTAGCTGCACGAGCGCAAGCTCAACCGACTCACCAACCATTACTGGCATCGATGTCATCACCGCAGCCGCTGCGAGTAGCACGTCGACCACAACCATCCCGACTCTCTCGCCCAACACCGATATCGTGCCGGCGAATGCGACGTCGTTGAGCTTGGTCGACAATGTTGTGGTATCACCAACTGCGTCGATAGCTTTGGTCGTCGCTAATGCTGTTTCGCCGAGCATCGGCCCGCATCCCCAAGCGTTCGTCAATCTGCTTCCGATCGACGGGACGTTCGTGAGCGGCACAGGATGGGCGGCAAACTCGCCCTGGGTAATCTCGAGCGGGGTGGCGTCGAAGCCTTCGAGTTCGGCCGGCAACCTGGTCGCCACCGGGGTCGACCCGACTTCGGTAGGCGCTGGCGGGAATTATGAGATCCTGATCGACGTTGTGCTCACCAGCGGCGCCGGCGTCGACGTCCAGTTCGGCACCTTCACGACTTCATTCCCGATCGGCACCGGCGCCCCGTGGACGATCCCCACCGGCGTTCAGGCCGCCAATTCGACTCCGCTGACAATCGTCGGCGGCAACTTCGTCGGCACTGTCGACAACATCATCTTGCGCAATAAGAATATCCTCACTCTCACCCCGCGCTGGGCGTTAACGGTCGCCGCGGCGGGTTCGGCGAGCCTTGCCGGGAATGTGACGCTGGCGTCCAACACCGCGCTCGCACCGGCGGCCGCGGCCAGCGGCGGTTCGGCGGACAATGTGTTGCTTGCGCCAAAGACGTCAATAGCACCTTCGGCTGCGGTGTCTGGTGCCACGACTGGCAACGTCACGATCGCGCCGAAGACAAGCCTTGCACTTCAAGCAGCTACGAGTGACAGTTTAGTAGATACCATTTCACTTCTGCCGAAAACGTCGATCGCGCCGGCTTCCGCTACCTCTGCATCTCTTGCAGGAGCCGTTATCCTGACGCCGAAGACCGCTCTCACCGTGCAGGCTAGCACAAGCCTGGCGACCACGACCTCACCGACCTTGTCGCCGAAGACGACGTTGACTCTGAACTCGGCCACCAGTTTGGCCTTGGCTGACGGCGTGACGTTGTCGCCGAAGACGACACTGGCGATGCAGGCGGCGACTAGCCTCACCGAGGCTGGCAACGTTACCATCTCTCCGAAGACTACGTTGACCATGGCTTCGGCCACAAGTCTCGGTCAGGCTGACAACGTGATCTTGGCACCTAAGACCGTGCTGACAATCAACGGCGGTATCTCGCTCTCGAGTGCCGATAACCTTAGTCTCACGACCCAGATCCTGGCTGACTCGGCAACGTCGACAAGCCTGGCCGACAACGTCATCGTCTTGCCACGCACTGAGCTGGTCTTGAGCGCCGCCGTCTCCGAGACTCAGGTTGAGGCCCCGACCATCGCGCCCAGGACCTCGCTCCTGGTCGACACCGCTCTGTCGTCGGGACTGGTGGACCTTGTCCTCCTCACCTACAACGGCGAGCTCACGATGGCTAGTGCTATGTCGTTGGCGGCCGTGGAGAACATCACCCTGGCTCCGAGAACTGGGTTAGCTGTCAACGACAACGTCTCCTTGTCGATGGTGGACGAGCTAGACATTCTTTTCAAGATCCAAATCCTCGTCAACGCCCTCGTGTCGCTCAGCGAGCTCGACCACCTGACCATCTACCACATCGAGGCGCCCACGCCTGAGGAACGCCAGGTGGTCATCGCAGGCAGCACAACTGAAGACCGTTTCATCAACCCGGACGGCACCTTGGTGAACAGGGCCGCTCAGGGTCCTGGTGACAAGTCCCGGAGTGCGGATTTAGGGGGTTCTGGTGAGGAAGACCGCTGGACGGATGTTGCATAGGTTTTATCATCGAGAAAAATATGCTAGGAACGCCAGAACCTATGGGAGGAAGATAGGCTAATGCCAATCCCACCGAAAGCATTCATCCTCGCGGAGATGGACCCGGCCGAGCTTCTGGACTACAAGTTCAGGCTGAAACAGCCAGGCACCAAGCTGCTTGAGGACAACGAGGCGGTTGACACCTTTACGCTTGCACTCTATCCCGAGGCGATCGCTCTAGGCCTCGAGATCAAGAGTGGCGGTGGCTATGACGAGTCCACCGACGGTGACAACATCACGGTCTGGTTCGAGATCGACGAGCTGTTTTGGGATGACGTGGCTTACGATGGCGACGGCGCTGGCCTGGCCATGGAGCTCACTCTCGTCACCGACAACGTGCCACCACGACGCCGCCAGCGAACCCTCGTGCTTCAGGTAGTCCAGCTATGACCGACGACAAAAAGTACCACATCGAAAATGGCAAGCGCCTGACGCTCAGCATTGACGGCCACAACGTGACCGCAGGCTTCAACGTCATCCTCGGCCACGCGAGTGTCGCGTATGTGCCACCCACCTCGTATCGGCCACCCGATGGCAGCGACTTCCCGGTGGACGGTGAAAAGTTCAAGGTGAAGAAGGTTCGCCAGTCAACCATCATCCCCCACATGATCGTGGTGGAGCTTGATCCTGTGGAGACCACGTAATGGCTCGAGCGCCAACCAACGCCCGCACGGCCCCACCTCCTGATCCGTCCAGGCAGGACCAATGGATCTCGGAGATGATTGCCAAGGCGAAGCTGCCTCGAGCTCTGATGCAGGGCACGGCGGGCATGCAGGCCGGTTTGAAGGTGTGGCTGCCTCAGCACCCGGTCGAGGCCGACGACGATTGGCTCTATCGGAACAAGACGGCCAGGCTTCGCAACTTCTTTCGTCGGACCGTCCAGGTCCGAGCTGGTAAAATGTTCGCTAAACCCTTCCAGGTTGAGAAGCCCAGCGCCATCATCCAAGAGATCCTCTGGGACGTCGACCGGGCCGGCACCGACGTTCAGGCCTTCGCCCGAGACCTGATGGTCGACGCCCTCGGTGGTTGCGGTCTCGGGCTGTTTCTCGTGGACCGAGATCGCGACATTCCGAACACGGCCCAAGCTGACCAGCAGCGTCGAACTGGGCCGTACTGGCGCCAAATCAAGATCGAAGACCTGATCAGCCTTCGAAGCCAGGTGACCAATGGCGAGCAGGCCATCGCCCATCTCCGCTTCTATCAAACGGTTGAGCGAGTCATCAACGAGTTCGAGAGCGAGTTCGTCACGCAGATCAAGGTGATTGAGCCTACTGTCTGGCGGGTGTTCGAGCTTCGGTCCGTGCCGCGCACCAAGCGAACGGTGTGGACACAGGTGGAAGAAGGTCGAAACCTGCTTGGCATCGTGCCCTTGGTGCCTGTCTACTTCGGTCGCACTGGCTTCTTCCAGGCGGAGAACCCTCTCGACGACCTGGCGGACATGAACCTGGAGCACTTCCAGATCCGCAGCGAGCAGCGTCGCATCTTGCAGGTCAACTCCTTCCCCATGCTCGTGGCCCTGAACTACGACGGCGACCTGGAAAACATCAAGGTCGGGCCGAACGCGATCACGGGCTTGAAGGGCGGCGACGGCTCTAAGGCCGTGGATCTCAAGTTCGTCGAAAGCCAGGGGCGTCATCTAGAGGCTGGACGAAATGAGATCAACGATCTTGTTGACCAGATGCGGGCGTTCGGAGCCCAGTTCGATAAACCCGGCGAGGTCGGCACTGTGGAGTCCGCCTCGGGTCGCGTCATCGACGCCAAGGAAGGCTCGAGCGTCATGCAGCTTTGGGCTCTTGGTCTCAAGGACTCCATTGAACTCGGCCTGATCTACACCGACAAGTTCCTGGGCGGCAACGGCTCACTCGAGAGGGTGGGCAAGGTCGACATGAACCTTGACTTCACCCACGTGCTCAGCGACGCGGATCTGAACATTCTTCTCAAAGTCCGCCAGATGGGCGACATCAGCCGCGGCACGTTGTGGCGGGTGCTTCGATACAATAGCCTCCTTCCTGAGGACTTCGACGACAAGGCCGAGGGAGATGAGCTGGACGATGAGCTCGAAACGCTCATCCCACCGGCCAACGTGACCGGTGCTGTCAACGAGGGCGGCGCTGCTGTGACCCAGGCAGGACCTAGGATCGAGGCGTAGCCGGTGGCCGATACGGTCAACGAGACCCTGTTCGACGAGTTCATCCGTCACCAGGTTTACCTTGAGCGCTTCAAGGCCAACCAGCTTCGTGACCTTCAACGGTTTCTTCAAGAGCTCCAAGACGACGTCTCAGCCGTCCTTGGAAAGCGTCTGATCGACGTCACCACAGCTGGCACCATCAACACGAAGCGACTTCAAGAGCTGCTGAAAGATCTCCAGACCATGTCGGACGAGGTGGCTCGGTCGATGCAGGAGGCACAGATCCTTCAAATGCGAGACCTTGCCTCCTACGAGGCGGGGTGGACCTTGGCGACCCTGGAGACCGTCATTCCGGTGGCAATCAGCTTCAACACCCTCAGCGCTGCCCAACTCTGGGCCGCCGTCAACGCCAGGCCGTTCGAGGGCCGCTTGATGAAGGAGTGGTTCCGAGACTATTCCCAGGCTCAGAAGTTCAGGATCACGCAACAGGTTCGAATGAGCGTCATCGAGGGCGAGACAGTTGAGCAGACCATTCGTCGGATCCGAGGCACCAGGGCCATGGGTTATCGAGACGGCGCGGTGCAGGGCTTGCTTCGTCGCTCAGCCGAGGCCTTGGCCAGAACCACCATCGCCCACGTGGCCCAGACGGCCAGGCACGCCACGTTCGAAAACAACAGTGACGTCATCTCCTCGGTGCAGTGGGTCTCTGTGCTTGACGGTCGCACCAGCCCCATCTGCCGGTCTAGAGATGGCAAGACGTTTCCGTTGAACAAGGGTCCAAGGCCCCCAGCCCACCCAAATTGTCGAAGCACGATTGTGCCGGTGACGAAAAGCTGGAAGGAGTTGGGTATTGACCTCGAGGAAGCGCCGAAAGGCACCAGGGTGTCGATGAACGGTGCCGTGCCGGCCGAGACCACTTACTCCGATTGGCTCCAGCGCCAACCTCAATCGTTTCAGGACGATGTGCTTGGTGAAGCCAAAGGAAAGTTGTTTCGTGACGGCGGCCTGACCTTGGACAAGTTCGTCGACGAGAACACAGGGCGCGGCCTGACGCTCGACCAGCTGCGTAAACTCCATCCTGGAGCATTCCAGCGGGCCGGCATCTAAGGGCTATTTACACGAGCCCTCACTTCAAGGTACATCATCGAACCATTGAACCTGGCGCTGGTGCGCCGTTCATGCGTTGGGCCGGCGGGATGCGGTCCTTCTTGCCCCAGGAAGGGGCCTACCGACGGAGAGAGATGTGCTCAAAGCTATCATCGCAAAACTGGAAGACGCCCCTGAGAATGTGCGTTCACTATATCGTGCCGGGACGGCCGATGAAGGCACTGACGGGAAGTTTGTTCTCAATGTCGACCCGACCGACGGGTTTGCACTTGAGAATGTCGAGGGTCTGAAGACTGCCCTGTCCGCTGAGCGGACGGAGCATGGGAAGACTCGCCAGAAGGTCAAAGCGTTCGAGGGGATTGACCCCGAGAAAGCCAAGGCCGCCATTGCGAAGGTGGACGAGCTCGGTGATCTCGATCCGAAGAAGGACGTCGATCGACTCGTTGAAGAGAAGGTCGGCGCTCAGCTGAGCCAGCTGAACGAACGCCACGCCGATGAATTGTCGGCCCGCGACAAGAAGATCCAAGGGCGGGACGCCCTGCTTCGGAAAGCTCTGGTACACGACGCCGCCCTCAAGGCTATTATATCCGAAAAGGGTGATCCTGACCTCCTGCTGCCGCACGTCCTCCCCACGATCCATCTGGACCTGGACGAAGACGACTCTGGCAACATCACGCCGAAGATCAAGGTGATCGACGCGGCAGGAAACGTTCGGATCGGCGACAGCCAAGGCAATCCGATGAAGATCGAGCAGCTCGTGGGCGAGTTCAAAAAGCACGACAAGTTCTCGAAGCTTTTCGAGGGCGACGGCGTGTCAGGCACCGGGGAACGCGACGAACAGCGTCGTCGATCCAACGGAGGTGGCGGAGACCAAAGCGGTCGCAAACTGTCTCAGATGAGTCGCAAGGACAAGGCAGCTCTGATCAGCGAGATCGGACTTCCAGCGTTCAACCAGCGGGTCTCGGAAGAGTCCAGACTCGCTAACGCCGAATAGCGGCAATCCCCATAGGAGGCATCCATGGCTGCAGGTACGAAGCAAGACTTCAAGATCTACAACGACCAGTACTACGGCGGTTACTTCGAAATCCAGCAGCAGAACGTCGATGCGTTCAACGCTGCTTCGAACGGCGCCATCACACTCGTCACCCAGGCAATGATCGGCGACTTCGAGTCGGAGTCGTTCATCAAGGCATTGGCCGGCACGGCTCAGCGCCGTGACGTCACCAGCGTCGCCCCGGTTGCGGACAACAAGCTTCAGATGGGCGAATTCACGGCCGTCAAGCTCAACCGCCGCCACGGCCCGATCGCTCAGACCGCTGACGCGTTCAAGAAGATCGGTGAAGATCCCGAGGAGATGAGCTACATCATCGGGCAGCAGGCCGCGGCCGACGAAGCAGCGGAGCAGGTTAACACTGCGCTCGCCGCCGTCAATGCAGCTCTGTCGGGCATCGCTGACATCAACGTCGACGTCAACGTGGCCATCGACCACACACACCTCGCCTCGGCGCGTGGCAAGTTCGGTGACGCGTTCAGCCGCATTCGTCTGTGGGTCATGCACTCGAGCGTGTTCCATTCGATCGTTGGCACTCAGCTGGCCATGGACCTCGACTCGGTCGCCGGCACGACGATCTACCAGGGCACGATTGCCACGCTCGGCTTGCCGACGCTGGTGACCGACAGCCCGGCGTTGTTCGTCGAAGACGGCGGTGGAGCTGGCGTGGACGAATACATCACGCTCGGCCTTTCCGACGACGCCGTGGCGTTGACGGAGAGCGAAGACCGCGAGCTCATCTTCGAGCGTCTCTCGGGCTTCGAGAACATCATCTACCGGTACCAGGCCGAGTTCGCGTACTCGTTGCGCATCCTCGGGATGGCCTGGGATCAGGCAGGTGGCGGCGTCAACCCGTCCGCTGCTGCGGTGGCCACTGCAGCCAATTGGCTCAATGCCACCAACAGCATCAAGAACCTGCCGGGTGTTCGCATCCGCAGCCGGGTCAACGCATAACGAGCCTCGCGGCTAGAAAGGACAAGAGACATGCGCGTTCTCATCTTCCAAGCGGCGACGTCGGCTGTGGCAATTGCTGCCATGACCAGGCTCGCTGACCAGGTCCGCGGAGCCGGACATTCTGGTGGCTTGCGCCAACTCCAGGCATTTCGTCGGGAGAAGGAGCCGGCCGATCAGATCATCATCGCTCTGTCGCCGGCCGAGGCCGATCGGTACAAGTCGCTCGGCGCTGAGCTGGTCGAGGTCTTCAACGACACCGACCGGTTCATCCCGCTCGAGCTGCCCGACGATCCCAACGAGCTCAAGGACTTTGAGTTCGACAGCGTCATGGGTCAGCTCAAGGGCGATACGACCGGCTTCATGACGTTGGAGCAGCTGCGCGCCGAAGCGATCGAGCGCAGCATCGAGGTCCGTGCAGACTCCACCCGCGAGGAGCTGGAGCATCTGCTCGATCTTGATCAGCACGCCGGCCGCCAGGCCGTCGAGCGCAGCGGCGATCGTCTGGCTGCTGAAGCAGGTGGCATGCGTGCTTCCCGCATCGGTGTTCGTACGAGCGACGTCTTGCCAAGCCTGAACGGCTTGGATCTCGAGCGGATGAACGACGATCAGCTCCAGTCGGTCGCCGGCCGCCTTGGTCTCAAGGTCAAGAGGGGCGCGAAGCGTCCCGACCTGATCAACCAGATCACGGGCTTCTACGCTGACCAGCTCGGGGTCGACCCGAAGGCGCCGCCTCAGTCGCCAGCGTCGGACTATGCCGGCGCTGCTGACAACTCTGATCTCGACGACCTCGATGCTGAGGCCTTGACGGCCAAGGCGGAAGCCGAGGGCGTGGACATCGGGCGGGCCACCGCAGCCGACACGATCCGTGAAAAGATCGTAACGGCACGGGCCGAAAAGGCCGGAGAGGATGACGACAATGGCTAAGGAAGACAACGGCGCCGCCGAAACGGGCGCGCCGGCCGTCTCTCCGATTGCCGACGTCGCCGCCACTGCTGCCGAGGCCAAGACCGAAAAGGACTTGGTGGATTTGCCTCAGACCCCTGAGACAAATCGCCAGCTCCGAGCCCTCCAGTCAGACATCAAGGTCCCGTCGGATCTTTCGAAGGTGTCTCCTGCGAAGGCGAAGGAGCTGGCCGAGGCCGGCTTGGTCGAGGACTCCGACCTGCCTGGGAAGATGTATCGTCGGAAGTATGACGGGTTTCACGCCCGAATTCCGGACTACACCTTCTCGGCGTACCACAAGGAGCTGCAGGACGAGTGGGAAGAGATCGTGCTTCCCACCGCGGACAAGCCAGCTGAATGACGCATCGGACGCTGGGGGCTTCGGTTCCCAGCGTCCTAGCATAGAGGTACGCCATGGCACTCGTGCTTGAAGATGGCACTGGCGTGACTGGTGCCAACACCTACAATCTAGTCGCTGATGCAGACGCGTTCTGGGCAGACCGCAACGTAGCCGATTGGGCCGGTGCAGGTGCTAGCGACCTTGTCAAGGCAGGCTTGCTCGTTCAAGCCGGCGACTACCTCAACCAATTTTTCCGTCCCCGTGGGGAAGTCCTGTCGTACGATCAGGGCATGGGCTTCCCCACATTGACCTATGACGGCGTGCCACAAGCCGTTCGCCATGCTCAACTCATCCTTGCTCGTGAGGCCCGACTCGGGCCATTGTCCACCGTGATGGGAGAACCAGTCGTTACTATGGAGCGGAAGCAGCTTCAAGGCGTTGGTGAAAAAGAGGTGCACTACGCCACGAACAAGGTCGATCCCTACGGTCGGGCTGGATCCACGGTGGCAGCGATGCTTCTTCCATACACAATGTCCCCAGGCTGGATGCAGCAGGCGAGGATTGATCGAGCATGACCGACACGGTTTTCTACGACGAGATGTTCAAGCTGGCGACTGACCTTCTGAATGACTTCGGGACGCCGGCCACGCTTCGTAAGATCTCACCTGGAAAGCCGAACGAGGAAGGCAAAACTGAGCCTACCTTTGTTGACCATCCAGGCCTCGGTGTTCGGATCAGCGACAAATCGATGATCGAGGCCCTCGATCTGACCGGAGACGTGGTCTACGCCACCAAGTTTCCAGCGGCCGGAGATGACAGCGATTTGATCATCCACGCTGGCGACACCTACACCATTCTCAGCAGCAATTTTGTGAACCCCGAAGGCACTCGCCTGATGGTGGCGTTTTACGGGGTGAAGCGGGCGTGACCACCGTCCGAATGAAATTCAACATCAATCTCGCGTCTGTACGTAAACGCATCGGAGACAAGGTTCTCCTCGTCCAAAAGAAGATCGCCTTCGATATTCTTAGCGGCATTGTCAACATGACGCCGGTGGACACTGGCAGGGCTCGAGGGAACTGGTTCGTCACCCTGGCCGCACCACACGTGGGAATGGATTGGGAAAAGAAGGACGTGGCAGGCGGTGGCGTCATCAGTGACGGCAGCCAGACCATCCAGTCGCTCCAAAATTATGGGGCCATTTACTTGACGAACAACTTGCCGTATATCGTTGCGTTGGAAAAAGGTCACTCTAAGCAAGCGACTCCTGGGGCAATGGTCCAGTTGTCGATTGACCGAGTGGCTGCCGGCTTGAGGTAGAGGTATGGATCTCACTCAATTGCGGAACACCCTTCGGGAGTGGTTCCGAGAGAAGGTCCAAGCCAGCCAGACGCTGGCAGCTCTTGATTTGGCGGTGCCCAACGAGGTCACCAGCCACGGGGTGACTGAGACGTGGTTGAGACTTGCAATCCAGACCGGCGACGCTGCCGTGACGGGTGTAGGGACGGACATCAAGCGCAGGACGCGCGTTGGCAGGGTGTTCGTTGAGGTGTTCGGAAAGACGGGAGCCGGGGACGGCACCGCTACCGAACTAGCCACGGAAGTGGAGCAGATCTGGCGGGACGCCATGGTCGCAGCCAACAGCCCGGACCCGCTCATCTACATTGGTGAGCCGTCATCTTTCGAGCGACTCGAAGATGATCGATACTGCATGGTAGTGTCGGTTCCTTTTCGAGCTGACCTGTTGTCCTGAGGAGATTGACCCATGCCTAGTTTTGGTGCAGCGAATGATCTGATCCTGGCCCACGTTGTTGAAGCAACGATGGGCGTAACCCCGGCAAACCCTGTGATGGATCGCATCAGGGTCTCCGGCGAAACTCTCGGCCCTCGAGTCGCTTACGACGAGCCTGGTGAAATCAACCCGACCTACGCTCTCACTGACCTGGTGCCTGTCGGCTCCGAGGGCGGTGGATCCTTCCCCATCGAATTCGCCAAGTCCGCGGCCTTCGACGCTCAGCTCGAGGCTGTGCTTCGTGGCACCTGGACTACCGGCGTGCTGAAGGGTGGAACGGTCAAGCGGTCGTTCACCATCGAGAAAAGCTTCCTCGGCGGCGGCACCCGCAAGTACATGAAGTTCCCCGGGTCCAGGTACATGGGCATGACCCTCACGGGCGCCGTGGGTTCGCGCATTACCGGCACGGCTGACGTCATGGCCTTGTCCGGTGTTCCAGGCACCACGAGCGTTGTGGGATCCGGCAGCGTGACCGAACCGGCGGACAATCGCATCATGAGCCTGGTTGACGTGACGGCGTTCTCCATCACTGGTGAAGTCACCCCGTTGATTATCCGGTCGTTCACGCTGGGCATCAACAACAACGGTCGCTACCAAGCCGGTCACGGCCAGCTCGCCGCTTATGACATCGGCTACGGCATGCGTGATGTGACATTCTCGTTCGACGCCTACTTCGAAACCTGGGAGCAGATGGATGCTCTCCTCAATCGAACGAACCGAAATCTCACCATGACGATCGGCGACGGCACGAACACCTACACCTTCCGCTTGCCGAGAATGCGGTACCGCACGGTGGACGCGAACGCTACCGGCAACAACACCGATCTCCTTCAGACGATCGAAGGCCGCGCCATCTACGACCCGACCGTCGGCGTCGTGACCGACCTGATGGTCACCCGCGTGCCAGCCTAATCATTGGTTGGTCATTGTACTTCCGTGTGGTGACCAGCTAGTGAGGGGCCAGGGGCTGATTGTCGGCAGCTCCTGGCCCTACGTTCCGACAAACCGACAGACTCAACCGACAGGAGTGACTCATGAGCTTTTTTGAAGACCGCTACGCCAAAGTCGACCGCAACCTCATGGAGGACGGCGCCGAGGTCGACTTCGGTGGAGGCTTCTTCGTGACGGTCCGCCACCTTTCCAGCAAAAAGGTGGAAGCGGTCCGGGCGAAGAAGATGCAAGAGATGAAGGTGATGGGCCGCAACAAGCAGCTCAACCCTGATCAGCAGCGTGACCTTACCTACCACGTGATCGCGCACGGCGTGATCGCCGGCTGGAAGGGCGGAGACGCTCCGGACTTTACGCCTCAGGAAGCGCTTCGAGTTTTCGAAGAGCGGCCTGAGTTTCTCGAAGATGTGGTGACCGTCGCCACCTCCTACGAAACCTTCCGTGAAGAGATGGTGGAGGAAGCGTCGGGAAACTCATCGACGTCCTCGAGTGGGGACTCAGATACGGGGACTTCGTCGAAGCATTCCAAGAGCACGAAGTAAAGACGGGGGTTACCCCGCCTCCTCTCCTTAACCAGCCCCAAATCGAGGAAGACAGCGTTTGGTTGTGGCGGGCGTTCGACACGCTCTCCACGACCAGGCCAAGAGGGATGGGATCCGTTGGGCCTATTTCGTATCGCGAGGTGATGTTCTACGCGGACGAGCTAGAGCTGGGTCCTAACTCTCGGGACTTCTTGTGGGAAGTGTTAAGCAGGGTGGACAAAGCGTTCCTTCGGTTCCTAGGCGAAAAAATCGAGTCAGGCCGGAAGATCGCAGCCCAATCTAGGGAGAGGCCACGTGGCTGAAGAACGCCATGGCATTGAGGTAGGCATTGACTCGACAGGCGCAAAGCCTGGCGAAGATCGTGTCATCCGATCCCTTGAGAACATCAAGCGCAAGACGAAAGAGGTCAACGACGCCTCGGCCGCATCAGGAACGGCCGGGGCTCGTGGCTTCGAGAAGATGGCTGCTAGCGGCAAGACCGCTGAGCGCAGCCTCGATGGTATTCGAGCTAAGGCCCGTCAGACTGGCCAAGACAACGAGCGAGCTGCTAACAGGTCTGGGTCAGCGTGGCAACGAGCCTTTGCTGCCATGCGTGGTGGAGGCTTCGGAGGCGGGGGTGGCGGAGGAGGCGGGGGTGGTCCTGACGGCCTAGGTGCCTCGTTCCGGGCTGCAGCTAACAGCGCCAACCTCTTCGGCACGTCGATGAGTGGGGCCAATGCGATCGGCCTGGTGTTGGGCCGAACTATCGGCTTCCTCACCGGAGCTCTCACGGCTTTCGTCTCGGTTCAAGGCGTCCTAGCTTTCCTCAAGCTGACTGACGCTGCCAAGCAGATGGAAGCCCAGCTCAGGCTGACCATTCCGGCCACGACAAGCTTGGCTCAGGCTCACGAGCAGGTCAATCGCATTGCGCTGACTACCCGAAGTGGTCTCGAGCCCGTCACTGAGCTTTACGGCCGCATCGCTCGTCAGGCGACCGAGCTCGGCTATTCGTCTGAGTCGGCTGCTCGAGCGACTGAGACGGTGACCAAGGCACTTAAGATCTCAGGAGCTAGCGGGGCGGAGACGGCGTCGGTCATTCGACAGCTGACCCAGGCCATGGCGTCGGGTACGCTCCGCGGAGACGAGTTCAACGCCATCATGGAAAACTCTCCTCGATTGGCTAAGCTGCTGGCCGACTCCATGGGCGTGGCTGTCGGGTCACTTCGGGCCATGGCCGAGGAAGGCGAGATCTCGAGCGCGAAGCTCTACAAGGCCATGACTGACAAGCGGTTCACGGCCAGGCTCGATGAAGAGTTTCGCCAGATCCCCGTCACCTTCGACGACGCCATGACGTTGGTGCACAACGCTGCGTTGACCACGTTCTCAGCATTCGATCGAGGCGGTCAGTTCAGTCAGATGTTCGTCAACTTCATGATGGACATCACTGGAGGCTTTTCGAACAGCGGTGACGCAGCCGAAGAATTCGGCATGAGGGTGCGAGCCTCGTTCGACGGCATGGTAGCTGGCGTCAAGGAGCTCATTGACTGGATCGGACGCATCGGCGGCGAGATGGGCATCCTTGGTGACATCATCGAGAAGATCGGAAGTATGCTCAGCTTCGCCTTCTCGGGCAATCAGATCCAAGGCCTGTTGAAGGCTTTGGACGATGTCATCAACAGTTTCATCGACATCATCAACCATATTCGCACCCTGAAGAACTATTTGCCTGGCACCGACGCTGAGATGCTCGAACACGTCAACATGGCTGGCGCTGGTGCAGCCGCGGCCACCGAGTCTCAGCGCTACCTTGAAACGGCGAAGGCCGATCGTGACTGGAAGGCCTTTCTTCCTCGAGGCTGGAATTTCCAAGGGCCTGAGGATCTCAAGCAATATGTGAAAACTGGAAGCGCAGTGCCTCCACACATGGCGCCTACAGCGGCCAACGACAACAAGGCCGAGAAGGCTCGGTCGGCGGCCCAAGCATTGAACGACTTCATTCGCGAGCTCAACGCCGAGGGCCTCACCACTCTGGCTAACCCTGTCCGGACCGCTAAGAGGCAAAACGAGCTGTTCCAACAGGGTCTGACGCCGTTGTCTGGCTATGGGCCTGGTGAGATCTCGGCCCACCAAGCTTCTCGAGCGGTGGATCTGGACCGTGGTGCCTTTGATGCCCAAACGACTCAAAAGATCTACGCCGCCGCACAGCGCGCCGGCATCAAAGGCGTGGAAATGGTCTCGGAGAGCGGCAACCGACGCCATCTCGAATTTGAAGGCCATACCAAGCCTGGTGATCTGACCGACATGCTTCGTGACCAAAAGAAGGCTCAAGAGGATCTAGCGAAGCTCGCCGAGCGTCGCGTGGCTGCTGAGAATGACTTCTGGGCCACGCTCCAGAACGAAGCCAAGGTAGCGGGCATGCTACCGGGCGAGGCGCAAAAGTATTCGAAGCAGCTCGAGCTTCAAAAGATCCTGGCGGACGGCGTACTCTCGGCCGTTAAGCCGTTGACCGATGAGCAGATCAAGCAGGTCAACAACGCCGTTGACCTCATCAACAAAAACAAGATCATCGCTTCGATTGAGCTTGGCAAGAAGGACGCACTCATCGAGCAGACTCATCTGCTTGACCAGCAACAGGCCTTGCAGGGCATGAACGCTGAGCAAGTCGAGGAGCAGATGGCCCTCGAGGAGAGGCTTTGGCCGTACAAGAAGAAGATGCTCGAGGATGGATTGAACCTTCAGGACGAAACCGTCAAGAAGGCGTTGGAGGAGCTTCGTGCCCGAGAGAAGACGAACTACGAGATCGAGCGTCGCAATCGCCTGATCCAAGAGGGCAACGCTCAGGTAGACAGCCTCGTCGAACGGTCGCTGTCCCCGGAGTACAGGGCCGATGCCGAGTTCTCGGCCGCGAAGCAGCAGATCTTCAACTCGAGCCGGTCCCAAGATCAAAAGGACAAGGCTCTCGAGCAGCTGACCAAGGAATATGCGGCTCAGATGAAGGAGATCCAGGACGCCTTCTACGAAAAGATGATGGGCAGCATCCACAAGATCGCCCGTGCTCTTGGTGGTGCCTTCGGCGACCTCGTTGAGTCCATCGGTACTCTGGCCGTCATCTTCTCTAAGATGTCTCAAGAGCTGTATAAGGCTGGCGACGTGGGCCGAAGCTCCAACAACCCGGTCAGCCAAGTGGCGTCAGGTCTTCAGGACATGACAAAGTCTCTCGGATCCCTGTTCGGCAAGAACGGCCAGATGAGTCAGACCATGGGCCAGATCGCCACGGGTCTTGGGGCCGTGGCCGACGGTGCCGCCATCGGCGAACAGGTCGCCGTGTCGATGAAGGCGCTTGGTTGGAAGAAGTTCAGCACTCTCGGTGCCGAGATCGGCGGTGGCGTGGGCAGCGCCATCGGCATGTACTTTGGAGGCCCAGCTGGCGCTAAGATCGGCGGCTTCATCGGTGGGTTCATCGGAGGCGCCATCGGGTCGCTCTTCAAGAAGACGAAGTTTGCCAGCGCCACCATCACCGACGCGTATGGCAAGCCCGACGTGACCGGCAAGAGCGAGGGTGGCAAGTACGACACCGCCGCGACCGCGATGGCCAAGGCTGTTCAGGGCACACTAATCCAGATCGCCAACGCTCTTGGTGCTCAGCTTGGCACCTTCGCTGTGTCGATCGGCATGTACAAGGGCAAGTTTATCGTTGACGAGAGCGGCACCGGCAAGGTCAAAGGCCCGGGTACGCCGAGCTTCAAGACTGAGGAAGAGGCCATTGCCTACGCCATTCTCAACGCCATTCAGGACGGCGCGCTGAAGGGTTTGTCGGCCGCAACTGAAAGGATCCTCAAGGGCGCAACCCTGGGCAATCTCGATCAGCTGCTTCAAGCCGCCCAGATCTACGAGACATTGTTCAAGGCAGCTCAGGCAGCTGCAAACCCGATGGCTGCTGCCTACGCCTCCTTTGTGCAGGGCATGCAGGCCACGATGGCCCAGCTCAAGGCGGCTGGCTACACGTACAATGAGCTCGCTCTGTTGGCCGACGCGTACGCCGCCCAGCAGAAGCAGATCCTGGAGGAGATGACGGCGGGCTATCGTGACTTCTTGAACGAGATCACGAACGGTGCGTCGAGTGGCAAGACCATCTACGATCAGTTCCTCGCCGCTCAGGCCTCCTTCCAGGCTCTGATTGCCAGCGGTGACTACACTCAGGACGAGTTCACCAACGCTGGTCAAACCTACCTCGACCTGGCTGGCAAGGTGTACGGCACAGCCACGCCTCAGTTTGAAGCCATTAGGGCAGAGCTGATTGCTGCCACGCAGAAGGCCATCGACGACGCTACCAAGGCTGCTCAGGATGCGTTGAACTCGGCTGGCATCATTGCCGCCATCGGTGACACCAACTCGATCCTGACCGCCATTCTGAATGCGCTCTACGGCACAAACGGAGCGCCAGCACCTGGCACTGGCACCACGCCGGGTTCGGTCGGCGGTGGCGCAACGGGTACGCCGACCTACGGTGACGGCAGTGGAACTGGTGCTCCCATAACTAACCCCATGGCTGCCCCGGGCACTGTTCTTCAATGAAGACACTTGCCACCTTCATTGAGGCCACCTGCTACGATCCGGTGACGACCTCGACCAAGACGGTTCGGTTCTGCAATCGGAACGATCCTCGGGTCACTACCTGGAACAACCTCGAGTGGCGACCGCTGCTGATCAAGTCCCCGTCAGTGGGGCTCAGTGTCTTCAACGGCGATTTCACCGGGTTCGGCCTCACCACGGTCGACAATTTCGTCATCGCTGCCACCGACAAAGACCTCGACTCGATCATGGCCTACATGTGGCACGGAGCCAGGATCAAGGTTTACGCTGGCGACGTGGAGGCCGGCACCTTTCCGCTGATTTTCTCGGCGGTTGGTGATGGTGCCACCAGGAAGTCGAACGAGTCGATCACCGTTGGTCTTCGGACGAACGACAAGCTGCTTGAGGACCGAGACGTTCTCTACTATGGTTACGCAGGTTCGGGAGACATCGAAGGCACGCCGGACCTTGAAGGCGTGCTGAAGCCGATGTGTTTCGGCGATGCTAAGTACTGTCGCCCCGTGCTGATTGACGAGGTTCGCCAGATCTATCAAGTGCATGGGTATGGCCCAGTCGAAAGCATCTACGGTTGCTTCGAGGGCGGACTCGAGATCGGGACGGGCGGAGCACCCGCTGCCACGTACACCGGAGCCTATGCCGAGATCCGAGACGCCGTTGTAGTCCAAGGCGAGTGGGTTCGAAACAACAATCTCGGTCTCATCAAGCTGGGCTCGCAGCCGTCGTTTCCGGTCACGGTCCACTGCAAGGGTGACACGAACGGGGTGAATGGCGGAACCTGCTTGAAGAAGGCGGCTGACATCATCAAGCGGGTCGTCACCATGACGATCTCCGGCGTCACGCTTTCTAACTCAAGCATGTCAGCTTTGAACACAGCGGCGGGCTATCCACTTGACATCTACTACGAGAGCCAAGTCAAGGTCTTGGAGTGCGTGTCAGCTGTGCTTCGATCGATCGGTGCTTACTGGTTCTGGGACGTCAACGATGTGATGACCTTCGGCCGCATGAGGTTCGGGGCTTCGTCGATGACGCTCAGCGCCAAGGGAGACAGGCTGCCAGACGTCATCAACACAAACAACCTGCCAGTGGCGTCGCCGACTTGGTCACTTCGGATCGGAGCCGAAGCTTGCCACTTCGTGCACGATGCCTCGAACATTCCGTCCATCCTTCTGGACCTGCAGGCTCAGCTCGACGCTTTTGACGCCACGATCAACACGATCTGGCCCCCGAGCACGACGCCTCCGGCTGGCGCCATCGCTGGTGACCTTTGGCCCGACACAAGCACGGGTACCACTGTTCTTCGTCGCTACGACGGGGGATCCTGGATCGCCGTCACTGACATCGGGTTTGGAGTCAAGCTCTCGCCGATCGGGTCAACCCTGCTGACTGACATCTATGGCAACAGCTTCAAGAGAACTAACGTCGGAAGCAACTACAACTACGCTGTCGTTGGAAGTCTTCCGCTCTCAGGTTCAGCGTATGTCCGATGCTTGACAAGCGCAACTGGCAAAACTGTCGTGGGTCTGGACGATCTCAGCCTCACGAGTACGTCACTCGCTAGCCAAGCTTGGCTGTTCGAGGTCACGGTTTCGACCGGCGCGTGGGTTCTTTACAAGGACGGCGCGTCAGTGGCCTCGGGCTCGGTCGGCGCGATCCCGGTCGACACGAACTTCGAGCTCAAGTACACGGGCAAGGCGATAGTGCCCATCATCGGCACCGCCATCCTGACCTCGGTGGCTGAGGAGGCGTTCAAGCTTTTCTACCCGAAGATCTGGGCCTACCAGGCCGGCACGGTTACCAACATTGCCGCTGGCTACGCCAACATCGACTCAGATCCATTCGCCACAGTAGGCGACAACTACGCCGTCGATCCGAACTTCAAGAAGGCCGGGTTCCCAGATTACACGCTGACCAGCTTTTCCGCCAGCTCGAGCCTCCCAGCCGGTGCACCTGACACGACTGGCGTGGTCTGCACCGCCGCCACCGGCACGATCTTGGCCAAGCCCAACGGCGCTAGGTTCCCCGCCGCTCCGAACCAATTGATCTCGGTCGGGGCGTTCATCAACTTAGTCAAGACGAGCGGCACCGCTACTCCGGACTTGACCATTCAGGCCAAGTTCTACAGTTCTGCTGGCGCTTTGCTAAGTACCAGCCCGAGCTACACCGAAGCTTTTGCTAGTGCCACCTCTGGTTGGCTGCTTCGAGACCACATTGTCATCACGCCGGCGAACACGGCCAGCGTGGAGTGCATCATCTCGTTTGCTGACAAGTCCGGCTTCTCAGCCTACGTGACCGGGTTCCGGATCGGTCGCACCCAAGCTGCGGCTGACCAGACGATGTGGGTCGAGGGAACGCCCCAACAGACTGTTCAATATGACTCAGCTGGCAACGCACTCGCCGGCGAGCTTCCGAAAGATTTGCTCTACAAGTTGAAGACCCTTCTCGGCACTGTAACTGGAGGCGTATCTTGGGCTTACGTAGTCCAAGAGGGCGGAGCAAACTTGTTCACGGTTTCTTCAGGCTCTAAACCGATGGTTGGAACCAGCACGGGCACCTTCAGCTTAGCCAGCCTTGAAACTGCCTACTCGACAATAGTCATTACGGCCTCGTACGGCGGACTTGCCAGAGACAGCTTCGTGCTCAAGGCTGAGAAGTTCATCAACGCCGCAACCTCAGGAGGCGGAGGTGGTGGCTCAGGCGGCACGATGCCGATCACCAAGAGCTCAGGTTTCAGTCCATTCTCGAGCAACACCTTCACCGACTTGACAGGTGTTATGTCGGGCACGATGCCGAGCGCCAAGACCAGTGCGTTGATTGCTGGCACGATCTACGCCACGCCGACCAAATCGACAGCGAACATTGGAGACTCCTGGACCAACCAGCTCAAGGCCCAACGAAACACCGGTACGGTCGGCAGCCCGATTTGGACTGACAAGGGGTCGGTTCGCTCAGACGTTTCCTCTATCGAAGACTCGAGTGGTGGTGAACCCGATGTCCCACCGTTTAAGATGGCGGTGCCGTCTGCTCATGCGATGAACGAGACCGATAGCCCTCTGACCGGTGGAGGCATCTATGACTGGCGCATCGTTGGCCGGATCTCGTCTGGTACCAACTTGACCAACGTCCACAACATCACAGGATCTGTTACGGTGAGCGCACCATGAGCTGTCTGATGACCCTGATCCAAGCCCCGAACGGCGATGTAATGCTTGTCCGCAGCCTCGAGGGCCACGAGGACTGCAAGATCTTGGAGGAGAATGTCTCCGAACCTCGGGTGCCTGGTTGTGAGCGAGTTCCCAAAGCCGACGGCAAGGGGAAGCGCTGGAAGATCAACAAAGACGAGTCTCGACGCATGATCCGCGCAGCTCAACTTCGGGCTATGGACAGGATTGACCTCGTCGAGCTCATTGAGGGGCGCCTAGATCCCCTGGAAGCCAGGGTTGAGGCCCTTGAGCAGAGGTTTACCGAGTCGTCTGAAAAGGGTAAGGGGGAGGGCTGAGGACCATGGTTATTCAAACACCCCAGATTACCCCGGACCAGATGCGGGAGTTGACGAACGGCTTGGCGCAGCTGCAAGATTTTCGTTTGCTCTTCTACGTGTTGATTATTCTGCTCATCGCGTCTTGGATTGAAAGGTGGTGGGCTGGCCATGCAATGCGTCGTGAGCGTGAGGGTTTGCTGACTACTCTCGCCGCCGAACGGGCCCAAATGAGTAAGGAACGAGAGTCGATGTGGGCGGTGTCCGACAAGTTCACCGAAGCAGCGAAAGGATGGAAAGATCAAACCGACAAAATCGTTGTTGAGCTTCAGGTCATGCGGGCGCTTAACGCTCGAACCGAGTCTACCAGTGGCCGAGGCTGACGTGGGACCCGTCGAGTATCTGCGCGCGGGGCTACGGTGGTTCTATGGCACTGATGCCGAGATGAACCATCCGAAGTCACAAGGCGAGGCCGAGAAAATGATCGAACCTCAGACTGAGCAAACACCGACAACCAAGACCGAGGAAAAGCTTCAGCAGGCGAGTGCGGCCATTGACGAGGCCCACCGCTCGATGAGTCGCTTGGACGAGATGCAACCCGCCCGAAGCGTCGATGAGGCGCTACGACAGATCCTTGGAGAGCAGTAATGCACGAGATTGTTTTCGTTTTCCTCTACGGTCTCGGTGCCCTGATCGGGCTTCCCATTTCCGTGTATTGGACCGGAGTTTATCTTCGTCGCCATCGAAGTATGCAGGGCCGGTGGTGGAGCGACCGCTACTCGTTGGTGGCATTGTCCTTTGCTCTCGTTTGCGCCGGTGTGACGATCACCCACACAAGCCGAACGATTGGTAACCTGCAGTTCGGTCTCTCACCCATCCTAATGAGGACTGAGGGCTACTTCATTGCCGCAGGCCTTTTGCTTCTCTTGCTCGGGTTCTTCGTCAAGATCCGGCTAATCGACCTCGAGACAGACCCACCGAAATGGCGCATGACCCAGGTAGCTCTTGGCACCACCGCTGTCTGGCTTACCGTGAGCATCTTGATCCACATCTTCTGGTTCGACTAGTCTATGAGCGTTTACTCCTTCATCACCAAGCCCTATCGCTTCTCGACCGCATCAGACAATGCGATCAAGACGGCCTACTCGCTTGCGCGCCAGGTGGAGATCGAGACGTACCTGACCACGCTCGCCGATGCTGCGACCATTGCGGCTGAGCTATTCAACATCTTGAAGAGCCCCAGGCAACGGTTCGACGTGCCCGTGATCGGGGTAGACATCATTACGCTGGCGATGTACGATGGACTTCCTCCCTGCGCCACCTTGATCTCGGATCGGTGGGCGCTTAGCGGAGGCAAGCTCGTAGTCATTCCAGACTTCACCATCGATCTGTCCATGGGGCAGACCGTTCTTCGTTGTTGGGGATAGACCATGCTCGGAATGATCGCAAGGCCCCGCAACTTCACGACGTACGCTGGCGGCACGGACCCGGCTCAGGATGCCGCGTTTCCGATGGCGAACTTGGCGAACAACGACTACGGCCGAGTCTACAAGCCGACTCCGAACTTCTCGGTCGGCGGCATGATCCTCGGCCACTTCGATCTCGGTGCCAACCCGCCAGCCATCGACGGCGCTGCGCTCCTGTGGCACAACCTCTACTCGACGGACACGATCACGGTCCGGGGTAGCAATACCTCGAACGTGTCGTCTAGCGTGCTGTTTACCACGAACGCCTTGGCCGCAATCACCGGTGCTTCAGGTCGTGATGTCGCAGCGCCAGGCAAGTTCCTCGTGACCTTCGACTCGCCGAAGACGTACCGATACTGGCAGTTCAGCGCGGCCAGGCCATCGGGCGCCGCTGCGAGGTACCAGGCCAGTCGAGCGGTGCTCTTCCAACGTCAACTCTTCGATATCGGACCTCAGCGAGCTGAATTCTCTGCCGTCGACCTCAACCAAAAGGTCATCATCGAAACGGGTGAAGACCGGTCTGGTGAGGACTCGCTGTTGATCCGCCCCATTGCGGAGCTGGACTTCAGCTACGCCAAGGAGTCAGACATGGCAGCGATGCTCGGTCCCTACACGTTGGGACTGGGCACCAGCCTCCCGATGATGATCGTGCCAGATCTATTCGCCTCTAACCTTCAAGACCAGATCGTGTTCGGACGCCCTGAAGGCGTCATTGGACTCCAATCTGAGGTTTATGACGTGTGGCGCACTCAAGCAAGGGTCCGATCGTACGGACCATAGGAGACCGACAATGATTGACGCAAAGACGCTTCAGCAATTCTTGAACGTGGTTGGCAAGTACAATCTCAACGATGATGGCTGGTTTGCTAAAAAAAGCCTGGACGCTGCTCGAGACTATCTCGGCAAGCTCCGCTACCCGATCACCTGGTCTGACCAACGCACCTACGTAGCGATCGAGCAGCTCTTCCTCAACTCAAACATCAAGGCCGGCCTTTTGGTCGACGGTGTCGTCGGCCAGAAAACTGTCGACGCCAGGGCAGCCTATGCGAAGCTGCTCGTCAAGCCGACGGCCACGACTAAGCCGAAGCCGGCGCCCGCCTCCAAGAAAACCAAGTGGCCGAAGCAGCGTGACGTGGCAGAGTTCTTCGGCAAGGACCCTCGGAAGGCTCCGATGGCCAGGGTGGTTCCTCCGTTCCAGATGTACGCGGACTATGCCCGGAAGAAGAACCACAAGGTTTCAGGGTTCGAATGCCACGCTCTCGTCAAGGACTCGATCGACCGGATCCTGGCTAAGACGTTGGCACACTACGGCGCTGACGAGATCCGACGCCTGAACCTGGACATCTTCAGCGGGTGCCGCGTGGTCCGTCGGATCACCGGCGGCTCAGGCTGGTCGATGCACAGCTGGGGCATTGCCATCGACATCGACGCCGCCAACAACGAATTCCGAGACTCGTGGAAAAGCGGCAAGATGGACGGACCCGAGTACGCCGCGTTCGTCCAGTTCTGGTATGACGAGGGTTGGATCAACCTCGGCAAAGAGCGTAACTACGACCCGATGCATTTCCAAGCACCGGGCTTTTAGTGTATGGCTAGAACCCTCAACCACGAAGGAGACTGACAATGACCAAAATGCGACACTCTTTGATGGCCGGTCTGGTGGCCGTCTCGATGATGCTCGGGGCCTGTGCCCCGATGCTCAGCACCCTGATGACTGGTTCCTCGACTCCGCCTCAGCTGCCGTCTCAGATCCAAACCATGAGCCGAGCTGCCCTGAACTTCGCGTTCAGCAGCTTCGATGCTGCGCTCTACGCCTTCGACTTCGCCATGGACTTGAACAAGCCGGCGCCAGGGTCTGACAAGGCCAAGGCGATCGCCGCCGCTGGCCGCAAGGTGCTCGGGTTCCTCAACGCCGCCGAGGCTGCCAGGCGAGCGGGCAACGCTGCCTCGTACGAGGAAGCTTTCGCCCAGGCTCAGAACGCTTTGACGCAGTTCAAGACGTTGCTCGGCGCCTCGGCCCCTCACGCCAGTCTGTCACCGACCAAGCCGGTTGATCGGTTGGCTGTGCTCGATCGAGCCTCGGCCTGAGTCCTCTGGATCCAAAGGAAGCCAAACTCATGAACTACAATTCAATGCTGAGCACGCTGGGCTCACTCTCCAGCAGCATCGCCTCCGCCATCATTCCTGGCGCCGCAGCGCTGCCAAGCCTGCTCAAGGCTGGCAAGGCGGCGGTCGAGGCTTTCCAGAGCCTCAAGGAGGCGAACGGTGGCACCGCCCCAGCCGACGCCGAGGCCTCGCACCAGGCCCTGGTAACCAAGGTCAACGCTCATGCTGACGCGACGTTCGGTCGGGCTGAGGGCCAGGACTAACATCTACCAAGAAAAGCCGCGTCAGGCCGCGTACCTAGAGCATTTGATCTGAAAGCCTATACCTTCCAAGGCCCGTTGGGGAAAAGATGCTTACACGCGCTCTGACGCGGACTTTCTGAGCTAAACTTGGCGCTCAATCTTGCCGCCACGGTACTCCCAGCGAGCACAGAGACGTCCGCTCTCCTCATTCCTGATGATCCACTGGCAGTGGCTACACTCACCAGGGATGACGGCCTTTACGAACTGGGTCGCGTCACCAAGATAGCGGAAGCAGGCTCGGTTGACCTTGCCTAGGTGGCTGAGTCGGTAGACGTGGTACGGGTGGTCTTGCATCTCAGTCTCCTCAACAGCAGATGGTTCGTCGTACGCTGTCGGAAGGCTTCTGTACACAATAAAGTTCAGGTCCATTGATGACAGTCTGGAACCAGCTTCTCCCACGAGTGAGGGAAATGTTCCAGGCAGATCTTGTTCATGGCGATGGCCACGTCTCGGGCCTCACCTTGAGCGTGGGGATCCAGTCTGAGCCTGCATACTCTGGCGCACGCATAAAGTGAACCAGTCCAGTACCAACTAGTCATGAGATTTTGGAGGAGGAACATTCTGGCCTGCTCAGCGCAGACACCAAAGTCCATTAAATCTGTGTAGAGATTTGAGGCGTCGTACATCAAGTCCGTAATCCTGGTCATCAGATCCGGATGCATTTTAACCTCACCGAAGCTTCCTTGTTTAGCCCCGTCTCGAGGCTTGCCCCTCCACACTTTGGGCAAGAAGAACGTCGGTTCGTCCGTAACGTAGCGGCGGCTGACCTCGTTCCAGACCAGGCCGATCTGGTGCTTGACCAGCTGCCTTGCGACGAAGATTGGCGCCGTAATGCGCACCTGCACTTGAGCGTGGGCGAACGGGCTCCAGTGGTCGTGCTCAGCCAAGTACCTCAGAAGCCGATCGTCGCCGCCGCCGAACAGGTCACTGTGTTTGTCGAAGCTGACCCTGGCTGCGTTGACGACGGTGATGTCTGTGCCGAGTTTGTCGACATAGTCCACCGTTGATTGTGTCGCGATCTCGTAGTTCATAGGTGTTTCCATTCGACAAGTGGGGTGTCATAGGGCAGCATCAACGGATGCTTCGGGTCGCCTGTTTTCGTCAGGCCGAAAATCAGAACCGGCTTCAACGTGGCGAAGATCATCATCTTCAGTTCGTCAAGCTTTGGCCATAGATGACGAGGTACCTTGCCTCGGTTGCCCCAGCATGGGATCAAGATCTCAGCTTCGTCGAGCACCTGTTGAATGTACCTCAGGTTGACGCTGCTGCATGGCTTCGGACATTTCGCCAGGTCGTTAACGTCTGTGGCGATGTAGTCGAACGGGTTGGCGACGAGGTATTTGCTGAACCCGTTGCGATAGCTGAAGCCATTCCACTTGCGGGTGGTTTGGTCCTCTCGTTTGCCGTCGGCGGTGCTGGCGTTGACGCCGAAGAACCCGACCACGGGCCCACCGTCCTGAATATCTCGAACCAAGATGTGCCGATGCGTGCCGCCACGGTTGAAGATGGCCGAACTCACTTCACCTCCTCTGGCATGCCGACGACGGAGATGTCGAAGGACTGGTCAATGTGGCCGATCACGGCTTCGCCAGCGTCGTGTGCCTGGTCAACAATGGAGTCCTCGCCGTTGTCTTCGAACTCCACCGAAAAGTCGGCGCGAATATCAGCCTTGTACTTGGGCATGTGTTTTTCTCCGAAGGTGTGTTGCTATCGTTTGCAGGCCTTGGCCTTCACAAAGTAGAATGTCTGGCCAGACAAAGGCGCTATGTTCCCGCCTCTGAACAGCGCCGCGGTGACGAAGTCTACGTCGTTGACGACCTTCTTCCATTCGCGTTCGGCACCAGCCTCGTTTGTGTCGAGGAGCTTTTCCGTGGCATGAATGCCGAGAACGTACACCAGCTTATGAGAGGCCATCTCTTGGATCCTTTATTGGATGATGGGCACCAGGCCACATTCACGAGCGTGGTCGAGCATAGCATCCATGCAGTTGTTCATCCACCACTCAGCGTCCTTGTGCTGCTCAGGATCGAACTCAGGCAACAGCTTGACGTTCTCGAAGCTCCGCTGCACCTGGCACAGCGGACAAAATCCTGGCTGCAGCACGGCCAGACCCATTCGGTTCAATGCCCACTGGCCGATGGCGAAGAACGCCGCCATCAACGGGTCCCAATCGTCTGATGTGTCTTCGTTGTTGAGCTGGGCAAGGGTTCTCGCCATCGCCTCCTCACCATTGGAAGAAACAAGATGCGACATGCCTCGTTCATCGACCTTTTTTCGAAGGTCTTCCCAGTGCCGTTGACAGATGTTCATGACTCAAGTGACTCCTTGATCTCGGCTTTGACGCTTCGATAGCCGATGAGAAACAGACCGATGACGGCTAGAGGGACAGCTTCTTTGACCAACGCATCAGCGTATCTGTGGATCGGGTCGATAGGCTTCCCATCGTCATCTTCGTCGTCGTTGGTGCCTCTGGCCTCGATCCTTACCTGAGCAGCATGGAACACGGCGTCGAAGATCTCTCTGATCGTTTCATCGAGCGTCTCTGGTCTCATTGACCGTGCTCCCTCAGCTGGGCCTCGAGCTCAGGCGTCAGGTGGATCCACGCACCTTTGCCCCGAAGCGACTCCCACAGCTCTCGGGCTGGCTCGTCATGGGCATAAGGTTCGAGGAAGTAGATCTGCCTGCAGCCGGTGTTCATCAGCAGCTTGACGCACGTCATGCACGGGCTGGCCGTGGCATAGCATGCGAAGATCTCACGAGGGTCCCGGCACCGAAGCAGAGCATTCTGCTCAGCGTGGATGGCGTGGCATCCGTCCAGGTTCGTGCCGCTCTCGGCGAAGGCTCCTGGACAGGCGTTGGGAAACGAGAAGTTGGTCAACTCGTTCCCGTCGTCAGATGGCACGGCTCGAAGCTTGCTGATGTTCCCTGGGTCGTTGCAGTGGGGTAAGCCTGATGGCACACCGTTGAACCCGGTAGCAAGGACGTACCAGTCCTTGTCAACCAGGATGCAGCCGACTTGGCGGCGCACACACGTGGCACGCTTGGAGGTCATGACCGCCAGGCTGATCGCCCACTCGTGACGACTGATCCTAAGAGTGCGTTGCTTCGCCAAGCTTCGAAAGCTCATTTGCGGCTCCTTCCGACCCAAAAGGTAAAGACGCCGAACCAGCCAGTCAGGAAGAGCGGCATCGAAGCGGTGATCGGATCCTCAGCCAACGCGAGCGTGACGCCAGACACGATGGCCATGAAAATGGTGAGCGTGAGCAGGATCTTAACCATCAGGGATCACCACGTCGACCATCTCAAGATGGTTGATCTTCTGGTCGAGCTTCTCGACCTTGTGGATCAAGACTGCCACGCACAAAAACAGGAGCATGACGCCGACGAGGAGCCGCATCACGATGGACTCCAGGTTCTTCATCTCGGCACCCACCAACGATACGGCGACTCGTCGCTTGTCTCGTCCTTCAGCGTGTCGAGGAACGGGATCAGGTCGACCGGCGTGTCTGAATTTTTGCCGTAGAGAGCTTTAGGAACGGGCACCGTGGCTGGTGACGGCACGGCCGACTTCAGCACCTGCTCAGCGTCGAGCCAATTCTTCTCGTACAGGTGGCTGCTCGCCGCCGTCAAGAAGCAGGTGCCCAGGCCAACCCGGTCATCGTCGGCCAGGCCGTCGTTGTATAGCTCGAGCACGCGGCAGGCCATCATCGTGAAGTTGAACGAGTCGTACGGCACGCCAAGCCAGACGTCGCTTGAGCGCATGAAGACGTGGGCGTTCAACCTGCCCTTGCGGATCTTGAAGTCGATCGCAATGGTGCACGGCACGTCTTTCGTCTTCGGCGGGCACTGACGCCAGAACGTCATCGTGGCCTGGCGCGTGTCGATGTCGTTTCGAAGAGTGTTGACCACATAGGCGAGTTGGTCCACGAACGGCACGCCGTAGCTGCCGAAGAAGTACTGGCCGTCGTCGCTGAATTCGCTGATGGCTTTCGAGTAGGGCGCGATGGACGCCACGTCATTCCGGCCTGACAGGATCCACCACGCTTCGGCCGCCATGAACCGATAGCCGAGCTTCCGCTCAGCGTGTGTGATGACAGGATAGAGCATGCTGAACATCATCGTCATCTGCGGCAGCTCCTTCGTGTTCAACCCTCGAGGCTGAACGAGCTGGCCACGACGAACAACGTCGCCGAGAAGCTTTTTCCATTCGATGTTCAGGTCTAGAGCTACGCTCATGGGTTCAATCCTTCCAAGATTTCAAAAAGTTCGTAGACGGCGGCTTCGTCGCCCTCACGAAAACGCTTGAAGTATTGCGGGTGCTCTACCTCCACATGAGGAATGTCGTGGTGGACAAGCTTCCTTGCCGCTTCTTGACCGAGTGCGATGACAAGCTCATTGTGGCGCTCGTCGAGCCACTCGAGGCGATCGCTAGCGTTGACCCAGAGAAGCTGGTCTTCTCGAACTTTGAGATCCATCAACTTTCTGGTCAACCACGAACTCGAGCCGCCGCCAGAGAAGCTGGCAAACGGCAGGCGCCAGTTGCAGTCTTCGTCCTTGAGGTCGCTGCACCTGTCGCCGACCAAGACGACTTTGGCGTTCGGGTTGCCGCCGGCGTGGATCTTCGGTTCCTTGAAGATGCCGAGCCTGGCCCGTTCGACGGCCTCAGACATCTGGTCAATCGAGTGACGTTCGTAGTCGTACAGCACCACGGGCAGACCGCACCACCGACGAAGGTCGGAGTAGTCGTTGTAGACCTTCTCGAGCTGCTCGACCTTGTCGAGGTACTCCTCGCCCTTGCGCTTGAGCCAACTTTCACGGACTGTGTCCCACGGCGGCAGACAGAGCACAACGACGGCACCGTGACGAAGAGCGAAGCGTTCCAGGTGGCGTGAAGCAACTGAGCCGACCCGGTCTTCGCCGTTCCGGAACGAGGCGCCGTAAATCGGCTCAGAGTACCAGGCCCGATCCCAGACTTGACCAGCGCCACCATCGAGCATCGGCAGCATTGTCTCCACGTACAGCCGAGGCAGCATCTTCTTGATGCCCGGATACGGCCCGTGGTGGATCCGCTTCTGGCTCGTTCGAGCGAGCTGCCAGAATTCATTTGCCGCGGTCGATTTGCCTGAGCAATCAGGGCCTTCAAAGATGGTCAATGGTTGCAGCACTACTTCCTCCTGAACGCTGAGCGATCGTTGTATGGCACGTCGGACTTGGACCACCTCGGTGGCAACGGCTTCGTCGGCAGGATCTCGCCCGCGACGTTCCAGAACCAGCATCCGTCTTCGCCTTCATCGCAGATGTAGCGCCACACCTTGGCGTCATAGTTCGACGCCGATGGGAACGGAGGCCGAAGCGCCGGCATCTCATTCTGAGTGAATGCGTACGGGTGACTGTGGATCTCGGCATGGCCACGCTCACCGGAGTGAATGTTGCGAGCCACGGCGACGCCGTGATGGTCCCAGTTCGGCAAAGCAATCTGAAGCCCACGGCTCAGCACACCGGTGGACATGGCACACCACATCTGACGCCGTTCCTTGCCAGTCAACGGCACTCGACGCTTGGCCATGATCTTCTTGACTGTAGCTACGATTGCCGCCGTGACCAGCGGGTGACGAAGCCCGAGGGGAGCAAAGAAGTAGCCGTGCTTTTTGGCGAACGCCTCAGCCTCACGCTGCAGGTTCGGCATCGCCGCCACCCGGTAGAACCTCATGTCAGCTCCGAGCTCCATGGCCACTCGTTGGTGGTCACTCGGCTCCTTGCACGCCGGCGCGAAGAGGATCAGGCGCTTGTCATACATGTTGCACAGCTTAGCCAGACTGATGGCGGCCCAGCCTACGCGTGGTGCGACGTAGACGATCGTGTCATCCTTGATCCGCTGCACCAGCAGGCTGCCGAACCTGCCCTTGCTGCCCATTTCAGGCAGGTCGTCACGCACGACGAACACAGTTTTTCCAATCACTCCGTTCCGGTTCTGGTCAGCCACGGTGTTCGTCGTTCGAACCTTTTCGACCACCGGCTCTGGGAACGGGTCGACCCAGCCTTCAGCCATGCGGACCAATGACTCAGGCGTCACACCGTCCTTGACGAACTCTCGGATGGTCGAGTCGGTGGTGTGGTTGTTATGCGCCATCTCGACGTTCCTTCTCGATCACACGTATGGTTCGGATGATGGAGTACGTGCCGAAGCACATCATGCCAATCATGAACCTAGGATCTTCAGGCTCCGCCGTCACCATGATGAAGAGGCCGAACAAACCGAAGAAGTATTGGATCAACCAGCCGTGGACAGGTGGGTCGTCAACCGTCTTGTCCGTCTGTCGACGAAGCCAGTCGGTGAAGCGGTCGAATGGATCTTTCATGCTCGGACCACCTTGATGCCGTTTTCCTCTACATTGATCGTGAGACTCTCAAGGAACCGGTCACGAAACATCTGTTTCGCTTCATCGAGTTGGCCTCGAGGCTCAAGCGACTCAAGCAGCTCAGGGTTTTGAGACCAAAAGATCTCCTCGACCTCGTCAACGGTGACGCTCAGCCCACAGCCGAACGTACGTTTGGCCTTGGCTCTAATCTTCTGGAGGAAAACCGCCTCCATGTACTTGTCGGCCTCAGGAAGCTCGGTCATGGGATCTTGAGCCCATTGTTGAAGAGCTTCGCGATCAGATGGGCCTGCTCGTCCTCGTCGCACGAGCAAAGGGTCTTGCCCGACGGGTTTAGCACTACGCCGGCGCCAAGCCGATTATCTGATGCTCGGACCATGGCGGTCTGCGTGAGCAGAAGCTCATTCTCAGCGGCATTGAAGTTCAGGTTCATTCTGATCCCCTTCAGCAAGATCCTTGGCTACTATGCGAACATGAGCCTGTACACAGCTAAAATGGCGGCGGTTGACGTCCATGAGACCACGTCAAGCTCGAGCCGTTGAAAATCTCGTTCTCGTGCACGTGATCGAACCCCTTCTTCGGCACGTAATTCTCAATCCATCGGACCAGGTCACAGCCAGGGCTGGCGTCTTCTACGTCCATGGGCTGAGTACCGCTGACGTCGGCAAAGAGCCTGGTGGCGGCATCGAGCTTCTGCTGGCGCGTCATCGTCGTGTTGTAGAAGCAGATGTCCACCGCTTCGATGGCGTTCTTGCCGTGGTAGCAGTCGGAGTTGGGGTCGACCAGGTGAGGCATGTACTCGGCGATGTCCATGACCCAGGCCGTCAGCACGAACTTGAACTGCTTGCAGCCGAGCTCAGTGTGAAACTCGAGCACCTTATCTACGACTTGCTTAATGGGCGCAGGCCCGCTTTGGGTGGCGCGCCACGACAGCCACTTATATGTCTTGAGCACGAGCTGAGGTGCAAGATAGTCGAGATATTCTCTGCCTCCGCACTTTGGAAATGGTGGGATCTGGTTGCCGATGCTAGTGAAGATCGGCCCATCGTACGTAGACAACCGATGGGACATCTCACTCATCTTGTCTAAGTAGGCAATCTCGTAGATCCGATTATTGCGCCAGCCGTGGTCCCACTCGAACGACGCTCCAGACCCCGTGATGCGATGGGCAAGGCACAGATAGAGCCACTCGCGAGGTAAGATCTTAGAGATGCCTTTCCACGCTTTCAGTTTCGGGTCATAGAACCCTCGAGCCTTGTTGGCTTGCACCTTCGGAGCTCGGCTGCCGTACCACAGTTGCTCGAGCACGTTGGAGAAGCCGGCGTAGCGACGTTGGACTGTGTTGTAGATCGGGATGGTCTCCATCAACGGGTCTCCGACCTTCGGCACCTTCTCGGCGCCGAGACCTCCGTTCTCCAGGCTTGCAGCCTGTAAGATCTTGGCTTTGCGCACGTAGTCGATCGCCTCAAAGAAGTAGGGCGTTGGCCTGAGCCCACGATCGTGGGCGATGGCAAAAGCTCTGAAGCCAGCCTTGACCTTCTTTTCGAAGGCTTTGGGGTCTGCAACGATTGGCTCGTTGACGGCGAGCGTGATCTTTCCGATCTTGAGTTCCAGAGCCGACGGAGGTGTCACGTTCTCCTCGAGCTTGATCGACCCTCGCTTCACTGTTCTCGTCATGGGATCGGCCTCCAAAACTTAGGGTTGAAGACCACCTGTTGGCCATCTTCGTTCAGCCACTTGCGGTCTCCGACCATGGAGCACTTCCCGTACGAGATCCGAAGAGTGTTGTACTCAAGATTGGCAACGACCCAAAATACTTCGACCAACTGACCTGGAGGAGGAAGTAACTCAGGATGGGAGGGATCTACCGTCTCCCAAGTTTCGTCCTCGGCTTCGAACCCGGGCCAGGGACCGATGGGTTGGCTAATGGCACGTCCATAGCGATTGCGGTTCACACCCGTCACCGCTCGTCCCCGGGTCGTTGAGTGCGGATCGCCGGCCCCATCGGCTCGTCTCGATTGTGGTCAACGACAGCCTCGAGCATGTCGGCAATGCGCTTCAGGCTGATGGCAGCTGAAATTATTGCAGAGTCGACCCAGGACTCTGACTCTCGACCTCGAGTTACCGGTAGGAGTTGGTGCTGAGGTTCGAGAACGTCGTTCAGAGGAGTCAGCTCATCTTGATATTCAGCCATTCCACGCCTGGCCTTCCTGCACCAGCCGATACTCCGCCGGCCTGACGTGCACCGACCGAGGCTTCTCCATCACCTCGAACGGCAGCTTGCCATCTCGGCCGACGAAGTGTCTCGGATGCTCGTACGACGCGAACCCGTACTTTTTGCACATCCGTCTCAGCCGATCACGCAGCTCGAGCCGCATCTGGTGACGCACGCTCCACGGGCCAAAGAACGGTGCGCCCTTGTACCAGCCAGACTTCGGAATGGGGCGACTCTCGTCCTCGATTGGCAGCGGCATCACTACCTCGAGCACCTTCGGTCGGAAGTCCTTGACAACCATGGCGAGCTGTTGACCGTACTCGTCAACCAGCTCTTTGATCGACGCCTTCGGATCTGGTTGACGTCCGAGATGGTGGCGAATGTCAATGTTGCCGAAGTAGAACGTCAGCACGTCGGCCTTGGCCAAGCCAGCGTCGGCTTCAAAGACGAAGTTCTGCATGTGCTGGCTGAGGCCAGTCTTCAATGCGCCGTGGAGGGTCAGGCCGTCGGATCGGCTGATGGTGGAACCTGGCCGATAGAGGCTCAGGGCGTGGCTGTCACCGATCACCACCAGCTTGCCCTTGTTCGGCGCCCCGAGGAACGGCGTGTTCGTGCCGACCTTGTCCAGCGCCTCAGCCGAGTCAGGATCCATGCCACGGTCCGCCAGAAGCCGCCCGTAACGAGGCCCTGGCACGTCGAGTGATCCGAACACCACTCCCCGCTTCTTCGCATCCAGCACGAGCTTGACGCGGCCCAGGATCTCATCCGTGAGGCCAGACTGGAGGTTCAGCTGGCCTTTGAACTCCATACCGTGGTACATCAGGATCTCGTCGCCCTTTTTGAGGGTGGCGATCTGGCCCATGGAACCGGTGGTGAAGATCTCGGCCTTAAGCTCATTGGCCCAGTACCTGGCCCAGCCGGCTCGATGGCTGGTGTCGAGCTTGTCCGAGATCGGGTAGAACGGGCTGAGGACCACTTGTCGGTTGGCCATCTCAGGCCTCCACCCCGTTGACCGTGATAAGGATGCTCTTCGGTGGAGGCTCGCCTTGCTTGAAGGCCGACTTCCGAATGTAGACCGATTGGATCACGGCGTCCTTGTCCTCAGCCTGGTAGCGCCAGCTGCCTACGCACTCTTTGTAGAGTGGCAATACGATTTGGATCTTCATGCGATCACCTGGGTGTCTTTTTCGTGGCCTGGGTTCAGCTCTCCGCTTTGCCGGAACGGAATGTGGGCGTGGTCCTTCACGAGGTCGTGATGGTCCGGCGCCTGCCAGCCTTCGGGCTTGACAACGTCGAACGCTGAGCCACGCTTCGACAGGCCGGCGTTCTCGGCCCGGATCTTGCTCATGTTGGCAGCCTGGACCCTGCGCCACGCCTCGTTGAAAATCTTGCGGCCGAACTGGAGATAGGCCGTGCCGACGGCGACGTAGACGAGGTCGACCAGCGCGTCGAGCTGTTGATGCAGACCGAGGGCCACGCGCCGATGGTCAGGCTTGCCGTCGTCCGAGGTCAACGCCTCGATCAGGCCGACCTGTTCCTCTCGCCACTCGGTCAGCTCCTCCTCGAGGAAGCGGCTGCGGAAGTCGAAGAGCTCGGGTTCGAGCATCCTCGGCTTGCCGTGATATTCGAGGCTGAACTTCTGATGGAACTTGACGATGTCCTCCATCACGTCGGGCCCGTGCTCCTTGATATGGAGCCCTTGCTCGATCATGTTGGCCTGAGCCATCAGGACCATGCCGACGTAGTGGTCACCATCACGAAGGCGAATAGAGTTGCCAGTGGAGTCGGCGGCTGAGACCAACATCGTAAATACGTCGTCTGCTCGTTCGAGCTGGAAACGATAAGTGATGGTCTTGCCATCGGCCGACTCGACAACGACCTCCTGTTGGTCGATGATGCTCTTGCTCATGCGATGACTCCTTCCTTCTTCAGCCAATTGCGGTTCCATTGGACGTAGCCGCGCTTTGACTCGTCGATGCCAAACTTGGCCTTGACCTTCTCGAAGATCTGGTCGTCGGTCAACGGCTTTTTCTTACCGACGTTCTCGAGGACGAGGCCCTTGAACATGGCCGAGACGGACTTATATTCGCCGTCGGAGCCTTTGAGCTTGGCCGGGTCAAAACCCTTCGACCGTTCGACTGGAGGTCGGCTCTTCATGATCTTCGCCGGGTTTTCGCCGGCCTGCTCAGCTTCGGTCAGATCCTTCGTGACCTCGGCGGCGAGCGTCTTAATCTGCTTCGCCTTCTTGGTCTCGGTTCGGCGAGCGACTCGGCCAGCTGGCTTGTCCTGCGTGACCTCTCCGTCCTCAGTCGCCGTGTTGCCGGTGCCTGGTTCGGAGAGCTGCTCCGGAGGTGTGTCCAGGCCCCGAAGCCCATCCTCGGCGCTGACCTTGGCTAGCTCGCGCTTGACGACGCTCATCAGAGCGGCGCCGGTCAGAGGCTTGCCGGCTTTTTCAGCCGCCTCTTCGATTTCGGCCTGGGTCTTGTAGCGCTCGAGCAGCTCCTTGCCCTTGCTGAGGGCCACGGTCCGGGCCGGCTGTGACATCGGCACCATGTTCGGCAGGTACTCGCCTGCGTCAGGCGTCATGCCAGCGTAGATGGCGTAGGCAGCTAGGCCGTCGAGGATCTTCGCGACCTTGTCCTCAGGCAGCTGGAGCGTCTTCCACTCCTTCTTCCAGACCTTGATCGGGATCTCTTTGGTGGCGACGGCCCAGACGAAGTTGTCCAGGATCTTGGCCCTGGTCTTGTCGAGGTCCACCAGGAAGCAAATGCGCTTGACGCCAATCTGCTGGCACGGACGAATTTCGGTTGTCATTGGTCATTCTCCTTCAGCACGAGAGCCTCACCCTATTGCGAGGCTCACCTAGAGTACACAGTTATTTTCGGTCCTTTGACTTTTTTCTTCCCATGAGTGCGTCGAAGAACCTGGTCTGCTGCTTGGCCTTCGACCCCTCAAGTGCGGACACCTGGTAGATGACTTCGTCGACCGTGTCCAGGGCGACGTAGTGGTCGATGTACACGTACTCATGGCGATTGCCTTGACGAAGCACACGACGATAGAACTGGTCGTAGAGCTCGTAGTCCCAGATGGGGTCGATGAAGCCAACGTTCTGGCTCGAGCCTTGGAGGTTCAAGCCGTGGCCGATCGACTGCGGGTGGCCCACGAGCAGCTCAATGTCGCCAGCGTTCCACGCGTCCTCGATCTTCTTCTCGGCTCGCATGTCTCCGGAACCACCGAACACGGTCACCCGCTTGCCGAAGCGCTTCAGGATCCGGTCGAGCGTGTGCTGATATTCGTAGCCGAGCAAGTATGGCTGGCCCTGAAGCTCCTCAAGCCGTTCCTCGAGAGCGTCGAGCTTTTCGTTGTGCAGGTCGATGTATGGCCTGGTGCCGGCGATCGTCTTGAAGCCTTTGAACATCTCACCTCGGTCGGTGTACAACGCACCTGAGGCAATCTGACGGCATTTTCCTAACGCCACTCCTGAGTTGGCGGCAGTAGACGGCAGCACCTGGTCCTTCTTGCCAGTCGACACGAGGGCGAAGAGATCCTCCTCCATCATGTCGTAGACCTCGCGAACCTTTTTCGGCAGCTCCACGTCCACGCGAAGTGGCACCGGCTTCGGCATCTTGATGTGGTCCGCTGCGTCCACCCGCATCGCGAGAGGCTTCAGAGCGTCGAAGATGGCCTGCTCGCCATCGAACCCGTGGTCCTTCTCGGTCTTGATGTCCCAGCGGAATTTCATGTACGGGTGCTGGAAGAAGTATTTGCTTCGAAACGGCGAGATGTAGGGGCCGAAGGTTCGTCCCTCGTCGATGACGTACGTCTGACCAAACAGACCCATCAGGCCGTTGGCAGCCGGCGAACCAGTCAACCCCCACCTTCGGGCAAAGAGCGGGACAATCTGCTTGAGCATCTGAAACCGAATGGACTGGTGGTTCTTGGCCTTGGTCAGCTCGTCGAAGATGAGCGTGTCGCATTCGAGATCCTTCAGGCGCTTGAGATCAAGCTCCACCCCCTTGCGACCCGTCTTGGTGGTGAACGACTCAGCGCCGAGAAGCCAGTCCAGGCCTTCCCAGTTCATGATGTAGAGGTCAACGTCGTCGAGTAGACGGTCCTCCTTATCGTTGCCGTGGAGAACGGTGTACGTCAGATGCTCGAACTGCTTCCACTTGTCCACCTCGGCGGGCCAGACCAGATACGCTGGACGGAGAGGCGGAATGATGAGTGCCCGCTTAGCGACGCCTCGGTCTTGGAGGCGACGGAAGGCGTCCAGGGAAACCGACGTTTTGCCCGCGCCTGGACTGGCGAGGAGCATCTGCGTCGCGTTGTCCATGAGGCGTTGAACGGCCTTTCCTTGGAACTTGTGCGGCTTCCACGGCTCGGCCGATTTGACGTAGCGCTTCTTCTCGGTCATCGACCAGCTCCGCGTCGTAGCCCATTTCCTTGAGTCGTTGGATCCTGAATTGCTGACGCCTCATCGCCTTCTCGCCAGCTCGTTTGTGTTCGATCCACAAAGGCCTGCCGCCTGGTATTAGATATAACCTGTCGGGCCAGCCTGAGTGGCCAACCTTGATATTCTCCACGCCGTATCTCTCTAAAGCCTGCTCGCAAACCCATGACTCGTCTACTTTCTCTAACGTCCCGCGGATGCGGACCCTATCCCCTGACATATTTGAAGCAATTTACGAAGTCATGGGTGAACCGAACGAAGTTCTCCGGCGCTGTGGCGACTGGATCTAGGGGTGCGTACTTCACCCCGGGCTTCCAGTCCCAGTTGGGTTCTTTCATCGCAGGCAGCAACTCCAAGATCCTGTACTCGACGCCGAACCGGTCTCGGTTGTTGCCGTTGTATTTCCAGACCTCGCCGACCTGAGGCATCAATACCGACATGGTCCACCTTTCGCTTTGGCGTAGTCGCACCATTTGCAATACCAACCAGGCCGAGGGGCAAACTTCTTGTCAGCCAACATCGGCCTGACTCGGTTGACGTACTTCTTCTCAAGCTTCGGCAGGTCTGACCGGCTGAATTCGAGCGTCAGCTCAGGCTGCTCCACCTTCGGAATGTCGAGGTACCAGATGTGGCCGCTCGCCGTCTGGGCCTCTGGAAAACGATGGAGGCCGACGATGGCGTTGATCTCGAGCTGCTCAGCGTGCTTGTCAGGATAGGCCTTGCCGGTCTTGTGGTCCTCGATCTTGACGTGGCCGCCGTGGACGATAACCATGTCGGCAATCATCCTACCCCAGACGTCCTTGCCGAACCAGGTGGTTGGTGACCAGTCCACCCTGAAGCCCCACTGTTGCTCGACGAAGAGCTCAGCCTCAGGATCCTTGGCCGCTGCTCGACATCGGAGGAAGTCCTCTTCGTAGTTTTTGAGTGACGGTGGCAGCTTCCGTTTCTTGCCAATCAGGAAGGCCTCCGCCTCCTTGTGGATCTCGTCGCCTCGGATCTGGGCAGGGCCACGTACATAGGGGATCTTGTCGATGTACGCACACTTCGCTTTGAACGGGCACTGCTCGTACGTCTGCAGACGTGACAGGCTCCACTGCGTGATTTGCCTAACTATGCCCGCCATCAGGTTCTCCATATCCGCGAACAAAGGAGCTGGTCAACACGGTGACCAGCGAAACCATTTTCGCTGAGATTTTCAACCACGTCTCTCTCGATTGATAGCGACAGGAATTCATCCATCACGGCTCTTCCTGTCACGAGACGTTGAGTCCAGTGCTTTTCGTCAGAGAAGGTTTGGGCCACGGCCTTTGAGGCACCGACCACTCCAAAGATCATGATGGCGTGACGATCGCTGTCAGGAATAACAGGGCCGCGATCGGAGAGGACCAAGAGACCTTTCACATCGTCTTCGCTACCCTTCATCGACTTACCCTTTCTCTATGCCAAGTGGACGATTAGGTAGACGCCTTGTGATCGGCGTCTTTTTCACTAGCTCACTGAGCTGTTCTTTCGCCAGCCTTTCAATTTGCTTGCTGAGGCTATCTCGCACGGCCACCGATCATCTTCCCTTCTTTGTCGTAGTCCTTCATGTGGGCCCAGTCGGTGTTCGACCACGTGCCCTCGGTCAAGATCGGAATGTCAAACTCTACGCTCTCCATGCTCTCACGCATCAGTGTCATCGCCTCGTGCATCCGACCCTTCGGCGTGGAGCCTAAGGTTTCGTCGTGCACGGTCATCAAGAACTTGTCGTCGTTCGGCTTGGCCTCGCACCACCGGATGATGGCTTCCTTCGTGCAATCCGCTGCCGACCCCTGGATGAGCAGGTTCAATAGCTTGTAGTCGAAGCTCATGACACGCTGAAACTTCTCGACGAACATCGGCGGCTCGCAAAAGTACTCTCGGCCTCCCCATGTTCGGATGGGCTCGTCGTTGCGAGCACGCTCCTTCATGTCGTCAATCAGGTCCTGCACACCAGGGAAAGCTGCGAGGATGCCGTCGATGATCTGGCGAGACTCGTGCACCGGAATTTCGTTGCGGACTGCCAGGCTCGGAGCCCCTTGCCCGTAGATGATGCCAAAGTTCGTGTTCTTGACCGGCTTCCGATCGTACAGGGTACCGGTGATCTTCTTGATGAGCTGACGAGCGAACTCGTGCATGTCGAGCCACGTGTCCTTGAGATAGGCCTGAAAAAGAACGTCGTCCTCGTAGTGGCCCAGGATCCTGAGCTCCTGCTGTGAGTAGTCTCGGTCAATCAGCACATGGCCCTTGTCGTACGGCACGATGTAGCTTCGGCACAGTGGCAGAAGCTCGAGCTTCGGGATCCTCAGTCGATCACACAAGGTCTTCAACTGCGCCGGCGTGATCTGCATCAGCTTGTCAAGAGGCGGGAATTCCTTCGGCACATTCTGAAAGTTGGGCGTGGAGGACAGTCGACCAGTCGAGGTGCCGACCTTGTTCTTGCCGTCTCCGCTCTTGGTCTGGTTCCAGTTCGTGAACAGAAGACCATCGGAACGTTCAGCGGTGTGGAGCCACGGCCTCATGAAAGTGCCGAGGCATGTGGTCAGAGGCCCACGATAAAGTAGCAGGCCTCTAATCTCCTTGTCTGTCACGCCCTCCTTGATGGCCGCCTTGTTCGTGCTAAGCTTGCCGGTCTTGGTGTAGCCCATCAGCCCATCGTCAGCTAGACCAGCCTCCACGAGAGCGTTGGCCAACTCCGCAGGCGAGTCGACGTTGATGTCGCGCTTGCACTTCTTTCTGATGCGGTCGTCGATGCGGACAAGAAGATCTTCGTAGGCGTTGATGTCCTTGCGAAGCCTAGCCTTGTTGACCCTGGTGCCTTCACGCTCCGACCGAAGCAGGTGGGGCATGAGACGACGCTCACGCATGTAGGCGTCAAGCATGCCTCGTTTCTGGATGCTCTGCCACAGCAAGTTGAACAAGCCCTCAGTCCGAACCACGTCGCCGTTCGCGTATGGTCCAACCACCTCGCCTGGTGCGAACCAGATGTAGGCGCCCCAATTGGACGGTTTGACAGTGATCTGCTTGCCTTCAGCGTCGAGGCCGAGGTGGCTCTCGATCCAGGCCTTGTTCTTCTTGTCGAGGATCCACGCCTTAAGAAGATCCTGCTCCTCAGGCGGCATGTCGAGAAAGGTCTCAGAGCATGGCTTCAGGCTAAAGCTGTGGAGACGAGGATCCTCCAGGTACAGGAGAAACAAGGTGTCGTGAACCCGGTCCGGTGGCGGCATCGGAAGGCCTAGCCGACACTCGGCCACGTCGAGGTCGAACTTGGCATGGTGGAAAAGCAAGCCGTCGGGATGGTCCCACACCTTGCGGAGGGCTTTGACAGCCTCGTCTTTGGATGAGTTGTTGCCTCCGGCCAGATGCCCCCAACCGTAGTATCGGGGTCTCTGGCCGGGCTTCTTGATCGAGACACCAACAGGCTCCGGCGGGTAGTCTGGCCGGAGCTCGATGCCTTTGGTCTCGAAGTCGATCGTGACAGGCTTAGGTTGGCGCACAGCTACCTCTTTTTCGAGGCGGCCTTGACTCTGTTCTCCAGCGTCTCACGCTCGCGCCGATAGCGGAGCTTGTTCTGCTTCATGAACATTCGCATCACGAGGTTGCGACGAGCCTTGCCCTTGAGCTCATCCTCAATCAGATCCGTGAGTTGAGTCTCGGACAGGTTGTGGATGTGCTTCTGAAGAGCGTGCCAGGACTCCAGCGGGTCCGTCTTTGCAGCGAGTTGTCGGGCCATGGTTTGTCCTTAGTACTTGCGGGCTCGCGCGCCGCCGGTGGTCCGGTTGGTCGACCGGTTCGTGGTTCGTGTGCCTGAGGCCTTGTCAGGCTTCGCCTGAGCGCGAGAACCCTTGGCCGCTGGTTTCCGTCCACCCTTCTTGTCCTTCGCGCGGTCTGCCCGCTCTTCGTCGGTCGGATAGGTGTACGGCTGGACCAGCGCCTTCATGGCCTCCTCGTGGCGAGCCATCACAGCTGGCAGGCAGTTGTTCTCGACGACGTCGATCGGCTCCCAGGCAATGACGAACTGGTTCTTCGGGTCGGGTTCACAGCGCATGATTGCATAGATGCCGTGAGGCGGCCTTTTCATCGTGCCGGCAACCTGACGCACAAATGCAGCGAAGGGAGTGAGGCTGGTCGGCGGAAGCTTGGCAAAGCCAAACTCAGCCTTCTCGATCTCCTTCGGATCTTCAACCAGCTGGATCTCGCCCTTCTTGTCGATCGTGCCGGCAGGAATGAGAGCAAGGCGCCGAACGTCCTTGCAAGCCTTGCCTTTGCCGCGGTCGGCCGAGCCAAACTTGTTCCATTCGCACGTGGCGCACACATCGTTCTGCAGAGAAGCGACGTCGTCCGGGTTCGGAGCAAGCTCGTCCGGATCCGTGTTGAAGGCGAAGCACACTGGGGCTTCAGGCTGATCAGGATCGTAATCACCTTCGTAAAATGCCTTCTCGATCACGGCGCCGGCAATGATGACGACGACCTCGTTGTCACGAACAGGCGCGCCGTCGAAAACCATCTGGCCGCCTTTGAAGCTGAAGTTCCGACCCATCGGAGCTCCACGCTCCATGTTGGCCGCGGCCTCAGCCTGCTGCTCCATCTGCTTGGCGAGGTCACCGACTGCTCGGCCTTTGGCCGGCTCGAGATCTCGGCCGCCGCGGGTTCTGGTTCGGCCAGTTGGCTTTTCCTCGGGCTCTTCGTTTCGCGTGCGACGGCCTGCGGTCTTACGTGGAGCTTGCGCCATATTCTAGGTTCCTTTCCTCATCCATGAAGGGTCGAACGGTCGTGTCCGGTTCAGGGACACCATGAGAGGGGTCTGAGGATCCTTGGGGGAACCATCAGAATTCAGCCACCAGGCCTCTTCAAATTGGACGTTGCTTTCCGACCAACCGAAGATCTTGCCGTCTTGAAGAGCCCACGAATGGCCTCGATCATCTACCGGACCTATCATTTCGTGATCTCGTCTTAGGTCCAGAGCGGACATTATTTCGCTTTCGTCAACGAGACCGTTTTGACGTTGAACATGTTGATGCCCGGCACGGTCTTGCCGCTGTCGATGATCTCGAGCACGGCGCCTTCGTTCAGGCGCTTCTGCAGCAAATCGTTCCGCTTGGTCCGGCGGAGATAGGTGTAGAAGGCATCGAGGTCTGCGATCTGAGGGATCTCCTTGTCGACGATCCGGACGTTCGCCACCTTGCCGCTGGCACCAGTCTGCTGACTCCTCGGCAGGTTGTCGATGATGAAGGCCTTAAGAGCCTTCTCCTCGGCGTCGATCTCGTCCACGATTTTCTGGGCCTTGAGCCTCTTTTCGCGGGTGGCGTAGAGCTGGTCGGCACAGAGGCCCATGGACTTCGGGAACTTGTAGGTCTTCTTTTTCTCAGCCATGGTGGCTCCTTCAGCAAAGGTTTTGGGAGCATCCCCAGGCAGCCGAAGCTGACCTGGGGAGTTCCCTCGATTTGGATGCTACCCAGCGGGTCTGGGGTTGTACACAAAAAAGTTAGTGTTTGCGACAAGCTGGACAAATAGCCTGGTCGCCCTTAATCAGCCAGCCCTCTTTTCGGGCTTCGGCCTTTAGCTCAGACGCGCTTTCAAAGCCCTTTGGACCTAAATTGTTGTTGTCTTTGCAGTCGTCGGACCTAGGATCTTGGCCGTCGCAGCGGATCTCTTTCCAGACGCTCACTTGACCTGCTCCATGGCCATGTCCATCGCCATTCGCTTGAGCTGGTCACCGCGGCCGAAGAATGCGTCGTTCATCCGGTGCTCGATCGACTTGACGTTCTGGTGATGGTCGACGTACTCGGTGACCGAGTTGACCAAGCCCCACATCGTGTCCTTGGATCCCTTCAGGTCAGCGCCTTTGCCCTGACCCTCAAAGAGCTCCATGATCCGTTTGAAGGCCTTCGTGCTGGCCGGCTCAGCCGACGCAATCGTCTTCGAGTCAGTCAGAAGCGTCGAAACGAAGTCTGACGCAAGAGGCTTAGAGGCCTTGACCTTCGACAGGGCACGAGCGGCGACCATGAAGTCACGGAACTGGCCGCGCACGATGCCGAGGTCGTCCTTGACGTCATCAGGCTTGAAGAGGCTGCGGTGGCTGACACTGACGCGTCCGGTCTTTTTCTTCTTGCCCTCAGAATGGGCCCAGCTCAGCGTGTTGTTGCACACCACTCGAATGCTGGTGAACTGAGCCGTCGTGGCGAGGCTACCGTCGGCGCTCGTGGCCAAGAGCAAGTAGCCCTTGATCTGGTCTTCGCCGACCACGACCGCGGTCTCGCCGATGGAGGCCAAAGCCCAGAAGCGCTTGCCTCCGAACAAGGTTCCCGCCGTGTTGAGAGCGAAGCCGTTGTTGTCGCAGAGATCTCGAAAGAATTCGAGGACTTCCTTGGGCTGCACCACCTTGTAGTGCTGGCTGACCTCGCCGAGGGCAAGATGATTGTCAGCGCGATAGAGGATCTGGCGGCCGTCGATTTCGACAGGGCCGTTGTCCTCAGGTTGGAACATCATGGCCGAGCGCTTGATGTCCCAGTCCATGCCGGCAGCCTTCAGCCAGGTCTCGAGCTTCGAATTTTCTTTGAGCTGGTTGCCCAGCCCGTGCCAGCCGACTTCTCCGACGAAGGCGTGCTCGTACGTGCCGTCTCTACGCTTGGTCAGTTCATGCGACATTTCATTCTCCTTCAGCATGGCCGGCACCGTGCCGGTAGATGCAGGCTACCTAGGCCTGCGGGCTATGTACACAACTATTTTCGTATTCATTTTTATTTTCGTCTGCTTCTAATTCATCAAGGCACTTCAGACACTTCCACGTACCGGAGAGAATGACGATTTGATTTGCTGTTAGGCCAGTCGGAGGCGTGCCTTCCGCTGGCCCAAAGCAGCGGGTGCAGGTCATTTCCATCACGCCGCACCTATTGATTTAGGTGTCAGGACCGAGTCTTCGACTGGTCGATGAAGGTCTGCTCTTTCTGCGGCGGCCACGCCCTTGTGAAAGTCAGGGCCGAGCTCGCGCTTCTTCGTCTCGGCCTTGGGAATGTCGTTCTTGTAACCGTCAAGGAGCAGTTGCTCCTGGTCGTTAAGGGCGAACTTGGTTACCTTCTCGCGGATCTTCCAAGCCCAGCCAGAGGCGAACGAGTCGGCATCCTTGGTGACCTGCTTGCGGATGAGCCTTTTGAGCTCTTTGTTCTCTCTGATGTCGCGAGCAGCGAGACCAAAGTTTTCTCCGATGGCCACGTCCCAATAGGCGGTTGATCGCTTCTGAACAAACTCAGTCCTGGCCTTGACCATCTGGCGTTGGAGAACCTCAGCGGCGTAGGTGGCGAGGTTCAGTCGGTCCTTGCTGCCGACGATGACGAAGCGACCGTAGCTGTCGCTGTAACGGACCTTGCCGAACGGGGTCATCTCCGACGTCACGGCGCCGATCCAAAGAAGCTTGCAGCCAAAGGCCTCACACACGGCGTGCATCAAAGTAGCCTCATGCATCGCTGGCTTGGAGGCAGTGAATTTGCTCTTGACCCTAGACTCTCCGATCTGGGTCATCTCAACGGCTTGCATGTCAACGCCCTCGGCGACCATCATGGCCTGGGCCTTGTTCATGAAGGCTGCGGCCTCATGAGGGTTGTCGGTGCCTTGGGCCTTCTTGATCAGAAGACGGACCTTGTTAAGTTTATCTTGTGAAACGGTCATTGGTCATCTCCTTCAGCAGTTCGATGAATGCACCCTAGACCCTTAGGCCTAGGATGTACATAACTATTTTCGTGCGGCCATCAAACTTTCGAATGCAGCCAGATAGACTGTGTCTCTCAAAGCCCTTTCTTCTTGGTCCCTAGAGTCGTTGAACCTTTGGGAGAAGGATCGTCCAGCAGCAGAGGCGCCGATGCTGCCAACAGCCTGGTAGCTCTCGACGACTGACCACTCTCGTGCGCATCGACCATTCGCCGCCTTGATGACTGAGTCTGCTGGCTCTTGGTTGTCTCGACCAAGGGCAACAGCATTCTGGCTGACACAGTTTATCAAACGCTCCTGAGCTGAAGCCATGGAGAACGCAGACACGATCAAGATCAGAGATCCAAACATAGTGAACACTCCTTCTGAAAAAAGATGAACGGCCTACACCCGAAAGCGTAGGCCGTACATCATTATTTTCAGGCTATCGGTTTGGCAAACCCGTCCTTGATTTTCCCATCGGGGTAGATGACAACGAACTTCATATCATCTACCAACAGGTGGTCGAGCGAACTGTCTTTGCCGAGAGGCCGAGGCGAATAGATCTTGTTGATCCGCTTCGGCATCGGTTCGTTGGACTCGGCGAAGAGTTTTCCGACAATCGCAGCTTCTCTCGCCTCGAAATGGTGGCGAGAGATGTCACGACCTGCGTACCCGTCGTCGAACGCCGCCAGCAAACGAGCAGACCGGACTTCGTCACGAAAGATCTTGGCCTGGTTGATAAGCTCGTCAGCCATCGAGCGATGCTGCTTAGCAGCGGCAATGTAGCGATCCGACCGATTGTGGCCGATCGTCACCGAAGCGCCGGCTTCGTAAGCATCGGCAGCAAAGTGGAAGAGTTGGGCAACGCCGTCGCCCCAATGTGCCACCTTGGCGTTAGGATTGGCGATATGCCGTTCCATCTCCATGGCGGCGAGGCGAGCCAGAGTTTGGCCGAGGTCTTCACCGCAACCTGGTGAGATCTCACGGTTGCGAGTCAACTTAAATGCCTGTGACATTTCATTCTCCTTCAGCAGTTTCAAAGAGCCGTCGACGTCATCCTGTCGACGTGACCATTCTACCACGGCTTTCGGGCATTGTACACAGTTATTTTCAACTATTTTTTCGTATCGAGTGAAAAAAGTTATGTACAAGGCCTCAAAAGTATGCTAGAATGCTCACGCGGGGTCGAGGTCGGCCTTGCGCTGAAGGAGAGAAGGATGTTGACAAAAGAGAAGCTCGAAAAATTCGTGGACATGAGGAACGAGAGCGAGTTTTGCTCCAACCTCCAGTTCGAAATTGACGCCAACGAGTGTGGCTTTTCGGTCAAGGATCTTGGGAAGGTCACCAAGGTCGAACTCGGCCACTACGAGTGGCAAACACCGTTCGGCACGCTTCGTGAGGTGGCAGGCCACGTGAGCCTGGAACTCAGATAAATAAAAAGGGCGGCCTGAGGAATGTTCCCTGCGGGAGGGCAGTGCAGGGGATAGGCCGCCCTAGTAGCGTAGAGGGTTTGTCGGTGAAGTTACTTCATTGACACCTCCTATGATCGTGGATCCGGATCCACGTTGACAGACCGACCAAGGACGCAACACTCATCACCAAAATGAGACCCTGCATGGGACCTCTCCAACGATCGGTGTGGTCATGATCGGCCAACCGTGGTCTAAGCTATCACAAACGCGTGGCTTGTAAATGGGCCTGACGAAAATAATTTTGGTGGGGGAGTCCGGCTCTCCCCCTAACGCAGCCAAGTCTACGGCCGATCTCACCTCGGCACGGTGTCTCTAGATCTTGCCCTTGCCTCGGCAGAGGCGGCAGACAGTTTTCATTGTTCTGAAGCCAACCTTCCGTTGCATCGAGTAGCCGCTGCCATCACAGCGAGGACACAGCGTGCCTCTGGCGGCCTCTCTGAGCGCTGTGATCTGGATCTTGGCATTGGCCAGACTCTCGCCGATGCTGATCTCTCTGAGCGCCCTGTCACGAAGATCTTGAAGCTTCTGGAATTCGTCCGCTGAGCCACCTCGGTCCGGGTGGGCAGTCTTGGCCAGCTCCTTGTAGCGAGCCTGAACCTCAGCCTCGGTGGCACCGGGCTCTAAGCCGAGCGCCTCGAGACTCATGCCTTAGGGTCAGCCATCACCCGCTCGAGCTCGCGAGCGTACCAATTGATCTTGATGGCGTCCTCAGGGCCTTGGCCCTTCTTCGTCATCCGCCAGTTGTATTTGATGATCGTGCCACGAAGCCACGCGATGTACCCCTCACGCCCGAGACAGGCTCGAAGCGCTTGATAGCACTCGATCCCGTTGTCAGTAGCGTAGTAATCTCGACTGCCATTGTCGGCATCGAGCGTGAGGGGTTCGCTAGCCATTAGCCGGCGACGTTCTCGTTGATCCACGAGATGAGACCCTTCTTGTCGGTGGGGATCTCGACTTCGTCGATCGCGATGTCGTTTCGTTTGACGGATCCGGCGTCGCGATGTTGGTCCCAAAGATCCCGCTTGACGGCGGCGGCATCTCCCTGCGTTCCCGCGTACTGAAGGAACGGCTTGGTGTCGCCGTCCTTCACCGGAAGCCCAGGATGGGTTACGGTGTATGCTCTCATCAGAGCTCTCCCTTTCAGGCCGATCGAAAAGACTTACGCGTCTTCGCGGATCGACTTCTTGAGGTCGCGGAGCGCCGACTTGGCGCCCTTGTCGATGCCTTCGACGCTAGCAGCGTCTCCGATCAGGGCATTGATGCGCTTCCGCTCGGCGTTCGCTCCGCGGGCCTCGGCGCGGGTGATCAGTTCCTGCACCTTGGGGTCGTCAGTCAACTTGGGCATTCATGTTTCCTTTCTCTCATTGTCGGCTGAGAGATGCATGACATCTCCCTCAGCACGTGTTGCCATATCCTTACGCGTCATGCGTGTACACACGTTTGTCAGAACTTCGTGTCGCTTTTTACGGTCCGACGCTTTTTGCTGAAGGTCTCGATGTGTTTGACTAGGATCGCGCGGTTCGCGTTGAACCACTTCTCCCGGTTTCGGAGAATGTAGTAGCGGTCCGCACCGTTCGGGCCTGGCAGCGGTCGTCCCCCGTAAGCAAGGGGAATGCCAGCACGACGAAGCTCTCGACCAAGGCCGTTGGCAGTCGTGCCGGTCCGTCCGTTCGGATCGTAGATCTGCAAGAGATCAGCGTTCGTGACCAAGTCCTTGTTGGCTGGCATCCATGCTCGGATCATTGCCTCAGGATCCTCCTTGAGACGGAGCACCCAGCTGCCAAGGTCTGACTTCGTGTCAAGGATCATCCGCTCGAGTGCTTCAGTCTTCCTGGCCGCGGCGTACGGATTGAAGTCGCCGAGCTTCAGGTTGAGAAGATAATGGAACACGGCCGACGGGCCGTTGCCACGCTTCATCCATTCGTCGAACTTCGAATAGAAGCTGAGGTCGAGAGGCTTTGCTCGTACCTCGTGGATGAAGTAGCGACGCTCGTTGTCCTCCATGAAGAACGCATCAGGATGGTTGCTCGTGAAGTAGTAGTTGATGAAGTCCTCGAGGTCGAACGTGGGCACGTACTTGATGTTGATGCGCATTCGCTCTTGAGTAATCATCTTCTTGAGCATGTCGTTGAATTCACGCTTCGACGAGCCCGTCACCTCATCAGCTAGCACGAACTGCTTCGCCTCAGCCCAGTCGTTGTTGCCAAGCTCGAGCATCTTTCGGTTGATCTCGACGAAGTTGTCGCCGTAGATCCTGCCCATCATGAAGCCGATGAGGCTCTTGCCAGTGCCGTGATGAATGCCGTGCATGACGCAGGCTGAGAAGAGCTTAGTGCCTGGGAATTGGAGCGGATAGGCTAACCATCGTTCGAACCAAATACGATCCTCTTTGTCAGCCCCGTCGAACAGGTGATCGAGCAGCTCGTGCCACATCGAGACGTCGCCTTTTTCAGGCTTGCAGCCCCAACCCTTCCAGATGTTGAACGCATCGCCGCCGTGAATGTCGGACACCAGCTCAGGCTGGCCTGGCTTGTAGACCACTTTGGTGCACTCGTTCCGAAGTGGCCACTTGATCCAGGCTGGAGCTGCTGGCACCTTCTTGTATCGCATCTCGCCATCGGCGCCCATCGTCTGCTCGACGTAGTTGACCGTGGAGAACGCGTGTTCCTTGAATTGGGCTGGGCTCATCTTCTGGTGGTTCGAGCGACGGACAACGAGGCCAGGATCCTGGACGTAGACCACGCGATCATTCATCTGCCACAGGGCTCGAGCCAGGCCAAGAGGCTCGGCCTCCTTGAGCAGCTGCGTCAGCAGTTGGATTGCTTGTGGAGCTGAGACCAGCAGGTCGTCCAGGCCCGTCTTGCCGTCGTCGACCACGTCAGGCAACGCCAGGACCATCGGAATGGCACCTCGTTCCTGCAACTCTTCGGCTAGGGCGTTAAGCGCGTGGCAGATGTTCTGGTTCGTCCTGAAGTCCGAGTCGTAGCAGATGTAGACGTACCGCTTGACCCAGTTGATCTGCTCGAGCTCAGGCAGGAATGGAATTCCCTGTCGCACGGCCCGATAGTTGAACACGCCACCGAGGCCGATCGTGGGGAAGCCTTCAACGGTTGCCTTGGCCGCTTTGAACTCGCCCTCGGTGATGATGAGCGGCTGAGCCGTGTCCTGGGCAATGTCTTCCCAGTCGACCGTGCGTGGAAAGTAGGCGGCCACGCCAGCCTCTGGCTCGTTGACGTAGCGCTTCGGCTTTTCGTCCGTCTGCTGTGAAAAGGTGACGCGCCCCTCTCGGTCGCCTGACTCGAGGTAGCGGAGGCGATAGAACTCAGGCCATTTTGGACGAGGCCTCATGGGCTTGCCGTCCAGGCCGAAGTAGTTGATCTTGATGCTTGTCTTGGCGTCGAAGGACTTGTGAAGCTTGCTCGTCTGATCCGGTGAGAGGAATTGCATCCCGAGCGCAATCGCGTCTTCCATGGTCAGGCCCGACGACTGAAGCTTGACCATGGCCAGCTTCACATCGGCAGGTGCACCGAGCTTGGGCTTTTTGCTCGCCACGGGCACGGCCTCAAAGGTGCCCGATCTTGTCCGCCTGTTCCCTCAGAACCTGAAGTGCCGCCTCGATTGGCTGGCCTTCGTCTACCACCAGCCGTTGAATGAGGTTGATGCTTTGGTCAATGGTCTGGTGGAACGCTTCGTTCTTCCCAGTCATGAGAAGCTGAGCGACGGCGACTAGGTCGAATGAATAGGTGTGGTTGACGTCGAGCTTCTCGGCGCCGTGGATCTCGTTAATGCTGACTATTACGCCAAGGGACCGATTGACTTTGGCCACGCTTCGAAGGTGGGCCGCCGCGGCTGGAAGTCCGCCAACGACAAGACGGCCGCCGACATTCAAGCCGTTGAGATGTTGTTCGAAGTCGCTTAGATGTCGGGCAGCTCTTGCCTTGACGTATTCAATGACGGTGTCAGGCCTCAACACGGCCGGATCCTCGTTGTCGGACTCATCTTTTCGTTGCCTCTCTTCAGCGTGGGTCGGCAAGGCTAACCCATTTTAGTCCCGTGGTAAACAGAAAAAAGGCCCCGATCGGTTGTCGACGTCCGATCAGGGCCTTTCCCCCGAGCCGGCGAACTGGCGTCGCCGGAAAAGGTTACCGTCTGTTGTTCAGGCCGGTGAAACTTTGGATCTCAGCCCCCTTCGCCGACTGAGTAATCACCTCGTCGGCGCGCCAACGAAAGATGATTGCAAGGAGGCCGAAAGTGGTGTTGACGTAGCCGTTGACATTTTCCTGGTCGATCGGAAGTTCGATCCCGACGACGCTGAGAAGATTGTAGATTGCCGCGACGATGCCGAGCCAGATCAGCTTGGACTTGTACCAATCTTTCGTCATCTTCATGAGGTCTCTCCTGATGGAAGGGTGACGGCCGAGCGGCCGCTGCTGAAGGAGACCTTCCCGGGCGGCTCTCAACGAGGGCGGGGCATGGGCTAGCGCGTTGGCGCTCGACCACCCGACCGTCAGTTCGGTGGGTACCACGAAAAGGCACCCTATGTAAACACGCTATAGGTTTTCATCTCTCGCAACTTTCGGGGTCATTTTTGCATTCTCCATAGCGGCTATTGCTGCGTTGATCATGGCTCGAACGACGCTGCGAGGCTCACCGCGTATGTCCCAAGCATGAAGCGCAGCATCGACCATATCCTCGCTTGCTGCCGGGGGTGAGCGGGAGTAACTATTCCCCGCGAGATACTTGCGCCCTCGTTCGAGTGCTTTGGCGAACGCTTCCGACTGATACGGCTCGCCCGTGTTGTCGATCTGATCGAATGGTCCGAAGCGCGGGGCTTCATTCGCATTGCCGATGATTGAGCGCAGTATCTCGATCACGGGTGGATCAGCGATGGCCTCTCCGTTCCTAGTCATTGGCATAGCCCGGCAAAAACCTAACTCCGTGCGTGTTCACCTTCGCTGGCCGCCAGACGAAGCCGCAGCCTTGGCAAGCGTGGGTGTGATGCGCGACCTCGGCAAACTTCGCTTCGTCGATGTGCCGCGCGGAACACTGCGGACAATTGAGGATCATCGGAATCGCGTAAAAGGGGTGTAGCTTGCCCGTTTCGAGCGTGAACTCAACAGTATCAGCCATCACGATTTACCCTCTTGCTGTGTGTTGAGGCGGGCGAATTGGGTGTGACCGCAGCGATGGCAGCCGTTGAACGGTATCTCGGGATGATCGCGCCCGCATTGCCGACATCGCTCGACAACTCGCGCCTTACTCAAGAACCACCGCGATGTTCTAGTAACACTTCCCCGCTCAACAGCTTCGGTGACTTTGATGGTTGGTGTGTTATTGGTCATGGCGGCCTTTCAATTTGCGGCACTCGGATTGGCACTTTTCGAGTAGCCTTTTAAGAGCCAGCATATTGTTAGTTTTAACGGTCAACAGAGTTGTGTCACCAGTTATCGGCCCGGCGTCCTCGTATTCATATCCAGCCTCTGTAAGCCGCTTGAGAAAGATCGGCAGCTTCCAATTGTCCACGCCAATTCCAGCCTTCATACTGCCCGCCTAGTGCCAACTTTTTGCCCGCTGGTCTTGTCCCATACGAACTCACCGTTTTCACCAACGGGAAAATAGCCGCCGCAACCACAGCAAAAGGTCGACCCATAGTATTCCGGCTGGACCGCATAGGTCGCAGCACAGGCCGCTGGCATCCTCGTCAGGGTGCCACATTTCTCGTGAATGTAGCTGTCACGATAGGGTTCAACATAACCCTTTGCTCGTTCTTCGGGGCAAAGGACAAAATGGTCGGCTAACTGTCCATCAGCCAGCTTCTTGTCTGTTGGTGCGCCGCTGGCAGTCTTCTTGGGATCGACCAATTTGCCTCTGGCGGTGCAGCGTTTCTTTCGAACAGTCACAATGTATCTCCCCCACTACCTTTACGGGATGCGCCGAGAGCAGCGTCGATTGCGCGAATGACCGGCCCATCTTCGCTGTAGCCGTCATACCTGATGATGACCTCGCGCGTCTCCGTAAGCACACGGCGCATCGCAGCAAGGTCGGCAGATAGGGTGGTGAGAGCCTTCGCTGCGGTGGAATACAGATGCCCGCAAGCATTGGCGCTGAAACCCGTGGCGCTTTCCATAGCGTCTTTCTGCTCCGTTTCGAGCGTCTGCATATCGAACGCGGCGACGCCAAGCTCCGCCACAAGCTCCTCCACCGCTATCGGCCCGTTAGCGGCTTCGATGCAGTCAGTCAGCGCGTATTTGTGCTGGCACGGCTCGGGGCGCTCTGACGGATGGCAAGTGCAACCTATCGGCCCGTCAGGGGTGGGTGGGGTCATTGCCACGGTGCCTCCATAATCTCGAACCAGCGCCAGCGCGTCTCGTTCTTGCGCAGCCACTCTTGGCAAGGATTGTGCCGCAAGGAGAGGCGCAGACCTCGGCGCATTTGCAGGTGCCACGCACCGAACCGAATGTTGAAAATGCAGTCGCTCACGCGCCTTTCTCCTCTATTTTGTGGTTAGCCTGACCAGGGTTGGGCGTCTCGCCGTTGGCGACCGTGGAACAGTAGGCTATGCGATCCCAAGTAGCGGTGGCATTCCAGCAGCCGAGACCATGCGCCCATCCGTAGCCGCGCATGTGATAGAGTTGGCCGTCTCTGCACAGATATGGGCCTCCATCCCAATCGCTTGGTGCGTTTGGGTAGTCAGGATGCTCTGGCCCATAAGGCACCATTGACCGCGCCGGATCGAAACCCAACGGGCCGAGACGCGAAGCAGGCTCGGTGCTTGCATGAGAGCCGGTTAACGCGCCCATATTACCCTCCAGTCCGATCACTATTGGTGAGAGCGGTGCGGAGATAGTCGATCCGCGAAGTCAAAACGTCGCACGTTGGTCGATTGCCTGACGAGTTGATCCGCAGCAGTATCAGCGCCTCGACTTCATCGTGCAGAGCGACTTCGAGTTCCCGCACACGCGAGGAGAGGGTGAGAAGGGCGTCCACATCTCTGCTAAGCAAGGTGATGGAGGTCGCAGACGCCGCCTGATTGCGCCGCAACCGCTCCACCAGTTCGGCTGTTTCAGTGGTTGGATTGGTCATCACTCGTGCACCTGGATCTGCATCACCGACAGCCTGGTCTTGCCAGTGTCGTCCTGGGTGCGGTAGTAGTTGTTGAACAGGAAGAGCATGGTGATCGGCTTCCCATCCACCTCGCCGAAGGGACGTTCCTCCCTGGTCTGGCCAAGGTAAACCCAGCCCTCAGGGTGGGGGAGCGCATCGGGCTCCTTGGAGGTTGGTGGTTCAGAAGCTTCGTCGATCATGGTTACTCTCTCAGGTTGGTCGGTCCGTATACCTCGAGTAGGTTATTCAGGACTTGGGTTGGCTAGGTCCCACTCAGCCTGACGCTTCTGGATCCTGGCGTCCATGGCATCCATCGACAGCCACATGCGCCTAGCCCACTCGATCGCGGGTTCGTCAGGGTTTCTTGGAGCTTCCCTGATGACTTGGTAGGCCTGGAACTCCTCACGATGGATCTGGATCAAGGTGGCTAAGCGCTTCGCTTTGTGATCCTTCTCCGCCTGCGTACGTGGCGGCAGGCCTTGGAAGATCCTGAACGCGTCGGCTGGGTCGTAGAGGTGGGCTGGGAGGATGATGGTCATCGTGACTTTACTTCGCTGCTGCCACGACGTTCCTTGTGGCCGCGGCGCATAATGCGTTGGTTGTCTCCCACCTGCTCACGACACGGTGAACCTGGTGGTGCGAGGCAGACTGGGCACTCAATGGTGTGGCGACTAGCCATTCGGACTCTCCTTCAGCGTTTGGTAGGTTGATCTTAGATCGTGGAGGTAGGTTTGTACATAACTATTTTCGTAGGTAGGTCGCGGCAGAGGTAGGTTAAGATCCTAACACACGGAGGTAGGTCGCGGTCGAGATAGGTCGCGGCAGAGGTAGGTCTAGTGCCGGACACACAGAGGTAGGTCGCGGCAGAGGTAGGTCCGCCGTGTCCTGGACACAGATGGGCCCAGGGACAGAACGTAAGTTCGGTGTCGGCGCGCATAGCGGCGTCGGCAAGATGATCCTCCTTCGGATATTCAGCCGCATCCTCTCTCAAGAACATAGAAATGTACATCAATTTATTTTCGCTCGATGTGAAAAAAGTATTGTACAATTGAATTTTCCCGATCTACGTGCACGCGCGCACCCGATGATATATGCCAAGAAAAAAATGCGCGATCCGCGAAAATAGTTATGTACAAAGTTTTGTTCGCGAAGTAGGATGATCCCATAATCAAGGAGACGAACGATGAAAAATCTGATTGACTTCACCGACGAAGAGATCGCTCGCGCCGTACATCGCATGGATGGTGCTTCCGATATGCTCGAAGGTTCTGAGCTCGGAGCTTGGAACCACACTCGGTCACTCATCATCTCGAACTGCGAGCAGCTCCGCGAAGTTGACAAAGATGATTTGGTCTCAGAACTCGTCGACGATACGAGCGATGCTTATGCGTTAGAAGAAGCGCATCTCTACGACCCAGAGTCGTGGCGCGAGAATATCCAGGATCTCGTGAACTCAAAATACTCGGCCGATGCGATCCGCTGGATCGTTCACTCGAAGATTGCTAGATGGGCTCACGACGACGGGATCTCGATGCTCGAGTACATCAATCGTCACGTCGGCGAAGCTCGTCTTCGTGATTGGATGCGCAGAAAATAATTGCGCTCAGACGAAAATAGTTGTGTACAACCCTCACCTTACGGACTAGGGTGACTAATCATCCAAGCTGAAGGAGATGACCAATGAAAGTCTGGGTTTTGAAGTTCCATTTATGGAACGAGAAGAACGATCCGATGTCGATCCAACTCTTCGCGAGTCAACATTCTGCGCTCCGCGCGTTTGAAGACGACGGGATGGTCGACGGAAATCGTGACAAAGACTTTATGATCCGCCAACTGTTCCTCGGCTACTCGGTCGATATCGACAACCAGTCGACCGTGACTCTCGAACAGATGGACGTTGCGGACTAAATTATTTTCGCTCAGACGAAAATAGTTATGTACATATTGGCCCAAAGGTATAGGCTATCAATATCGGAAATGCTTCCGATCCTGCTGAAGGAGAATTCAAATGACCGACTTCCAGACCCAACTCGACTACCTCGTCCGTGAATTCGAGCGCGACGTCAAAGCCGGCGAAGAAGCCGAAGCCAAGACCGCCGAAAACGTCACCAAGTACGGGATCGGCTACGCGCTCGAGTGGGCAGGCAGCCACGTGGTCGACTCGATGCACGGCCGTGTTGCGACCACGAGTGTTCTCCCCCGCCTCAAGAAAGTCGAGACGATCGAAGATCTCGAACAAGTTCACAAGGACCTCGCACAGCTCGCACGGAACGAAGTCAGCTACATGAGCCTCGGAAACAGCCAACTGTATCTGACAGGCAAGATGGCCATGTGCCAGTCGCTCGGCCGTGCGGTCGATCGGATCGGTGGTTTCATCACTTACCAACGAAAGGAGGATCAAAAATAATTGCGCTTCGATGAAAATAGTTGTGTACATCCTTCGCCTACGGGCTTAGGGTGTACACATCATCCAAGCTGAAGGAGATGACCAATGACCAAGATGACAATCGAGATCGACGAGACCGGCCCTGACTACGAGCCGACCGCCGCCACCAAGTTCTACGCTCAAGTCGCCACCGACGGCTGCAAGGACGGGATCTTTGACTTCGGTCCCTCGCCCCGAGTGGCAGTCCAAAATCTGTTCAATCGGATCGATCGCTACGCTCGAAAGGAGCAAGCGGCATGAAAAAGTTCACCCTACTCGAAGGCGATCCAATGGATCCCCAGTCCACCGACCTCATCGTCGAACAAGCCCGCCTCGCGGTCGGCCGCCCTGTCCCTGAAGGCTGGCGAGTCCTGACCGGCAACATGAACGACTCGTTGATCGTTCGCGTGGCCTACCGCTACGAGATCGAGGACGAAAAATAATTCGTCCAAAACGAAAATAGTTGTGTACAAGCCCGTGTTTACGGACTAGGGTGAATAATCGAAACGCCTGCTGAAGGAGACGATCAATGACCAAGTTTTCAACCGCCGGAATTCAAGCCGGAGACCCCATCTACATCGCGTCGCCAGGATCATGGGAAGTGCGGATCACGAAACGGACCGCCACGCGCGTCACGCCGACGGGCCGAGTCATCTGGGAATATGGTGATGGCCAGTACAAGAAGACCTTCGGACCTGACGGCGACGAGATCGGTGGATCGTCCTCGAAGTATCGTCGTGACTTCCTCGTCTCGGAAGAGCGCTATAACGAGCATCAGCGAGATCTCGAGCTGAAGGCTCAGAAGCGGAAGATCAAGGACGAGCTCGAAGGCGCGGCCAAGATGAACCCAGAAGATCTGCTGCCGAAGCTCGATGAGATCCGCAAGATGGTCGAAGCGGTGATCCAGGGCTGACCGGTGCCACCCTCGGAGGCGGCTGGACACTCAATTTTGAGGTCAGTGCCGCCTCCACATCATACCCGCATAGCGGCTAAGGGATAGACCAATGAACCGAATTGACCGTGTCCTCACGTGTGTGATTGTTGTAGCCATTGGCTTCTTACTCTGCACAGTGGTACCTAGCTCGTATCGCACGCCCGCTGAGAAGCCATGTGGCGAGGAACCATGCGCCATCGTCAAGCTGAAATCCTTCCTCAATCGTTAACAAGTCGTTGCAACCGTGTAACGATCGAGTCGAGCCAAATCGTGGCTTTTTCAGAGAACTGTTCGCCTGAGAGCCACGTAGAACAGATCTTCTGTACTTTTGTTTTGTTGCCGTTGCAACGACTTAGCATGGCGCGCTGAACAAAGTACAGATTGGCCCCATAGAGGCCTTGCCCATTGGTCCTAGGTTAGCCATTGTTCTATTTATCTTTTTCTCTTTAGAGTTAGAAGAGAATAATCTGTACTATTTCATAGCTAAGCTCTTGGAAACATTGGCTTTTCTTTAGTTTGAACAGAAAGTACAGATTGCCTACCGGCATCACAAAGTCATTCTGTTCTTTTGTACTGCGCGTGATCGGCCGCCCATTCTCTCAGAGACATATCACCGGGCCGCGCTCGTGGCTCTCTCGCACAGAGCCCTTCGCCCTACGTACGTGCGCGCAAGCCTATAATTACGGGCTCCCAAATCAATGACATTGTCAACGACCGTGGCTTCGTGGTATCTGCGAACGCCGGATCCGAGCTTGACGATGCCCTCAGGCCTAGGTAAATGTCCGTAGGTACGGGGTCCGATGAGTCTCGGTGTCTCTGAGCTTGGCGGTCGCGGTCTCCTTGAACCGTGGCCAACGCGCCCGAGGCAGCCCTGGCACACTGGTCAGGGTTTCTGAGTTGAAAGCTCTACTGTACAGGAGAATGGACCATGGCAACGTCGACCACGAAGAATTCCAACACGAACAAGAACCCGTACGCCTCGGCTCGTCGGGGCAAAAAGGTGTCGAGCGTCAAAAAGACCAGATCCGCCATGTCGGCGTCGAAGGGGCTCCACGGAGGCCGGCGCAAAGCCAACTGAGATGCCTCGCAAGTCCGACAAAAAAGTCCCCACCTACGAGGAGGTGCGGAAGAAGGCTGAGGAAAAGGCCAACTCCGCACCTCCGATCTTTGGCAGGTCAAAGACGACGACAGGGCCCAAAATTCCAGGCTCTCAAGCCCGTCCTGTCGTCGGTGAAACTAGCCCGAAGCCCAAAACGCGCGTCCGAAAGACCAAAGGTCGTGGCCCTGCGAAGGACGAGGTCGAAAAGAGTGAGCGCTATGTCAACGGGCAAGTGGCGGCAGGGATTTCACAACATTCGAAGAAGCTGGCTCGAGTGGCCGAGCTCAAGAAGCTGATTGAGCCGTTGACGCCGAGTCTGATCCAGGTGATGAGTGACATTGCGCACGATAAGAAGGTGCATCCAGCCATTCGCCTCGACGCTGCGGACAAGCTGATCACGAGATTGCACGGGCGTCCGACCGAGAGGGTGGAAATCACAGACCCGAACGAGGATGCTGACACGGACGAGGTCACTGTGCTGCTTAACAGGGTCCTGGAGAGCGTTGGAGCGCCTCTGATTACGTATCAGGGCGACATAGACGAGCTACCCGAAGGCGCCATGCGCACAAAGCCTGAAAAAGAGCAGGAAGGGCCCCACGATGGAGAGGTATGACGGCGAAGCCACGATGGACTCCTACATGCGAGCGGCCAGGGCTCTGCATTGGCGGACGGCGCAGCTTCGAGCGAACGGGCTTGAGCCGTTGCCGCTGAGGGAGGACGATCCCCACGAACCGCCTGAGGACTTTGACTGGGAAGCTGCCACACGCGAACGGATGCGCAAATGAGGCTAAGGGATCTCGACGGGGGGCTTTACCGTTACCCTGGGAACAACCTGTTCGTGCCGGTGAAGGCCAGGGCGAAGGCGGACAGCGTGATGTTCCTCTGCCCGTTGTGCTTTGAGAAGAACAAAGGCAAGCGAGGCACGCACAGCGTCAGGGTGGACTTTGTCGGCGGCCGAGTGCCAGACGACGTCTGCATTAAGAACGAGGAAGGCAAGCCAGTCAGGTGGACGGCGGTGGGTACCACCATCGACGACTTGACGCTGACCCCGTCTATTCAGATCCTTCACGGATGCAAGTGGCACGGGTTCGTAACCAAAGGAGACGCAGCATGAGCAAGGAAAGCAGCCGGCGACTGATGGAGATCGCCCAGGAACTGAACACTGATGACGATCCGCGGGTCAGAGCGCTGGCCATGAGCGTCATCAGCCAGTTCGAGCCAGACCCATCAGCGTCAGGCGCGTACAACCTCCAGACTCATCCTGAGAGGTCGGAAGACTTCTGGCGTGGCTTCTGGGCCGGGATTTGGCAATGCCCGAAATAACGCTGCTCAACAACGAGAAGTACGACGTCGTTCAGCTGCTCGAAAGCGTTCTAGCATCGGCCAAGGAAGGCAAGTACGAGGCTATCGCGATCGCGGCCGTAGGCGACGGCCTGATCAGCAGCGGCTGGGCTACGTCGGAGACGAACGGCTGGCGAACCAGGCTTCTGGGAGCGACGAGCCACATCCAGTTCAGGCTGAACCTGGATATTGAGAAAGACGACGTGATCGGATGAAGTCACCGACTGAGACAGGAGACAATCGATGTTTGGTGATAAGAAAGCAAAAGCAGGCTTGACCGTAGACTCGGCAGGCAACCCAGCCGTGGACCCGACCCAGAACGTGCTGGATCTGGTTGCCGCTTCCGAGCGTCGGCTGGATGATCTTCGCCTGGCCGACGAACGGTTGAACGATGCTAAGCACGACTTCGCCGCCAAGCTGATCGAAGTCCATGCCGCCCACGCGCAGGAGTTAAGGGAGACCGAGGCCAAACGTCTGAATGCCATTCGAGAGGTCGACGTAGCAGCTGCAGCACTGGACAAGGAGCGAGCAGCCACAGCCGCTGCCGCATTGGCTGCTCAGGTGGCGACCTCCGCTTCAACACTTCGTGAGCTGGTCGCCACAACGGCGTCGGTCGCGGCGACTGCCGCGTCATCTGTGACCAACCCGTTGGCGGAGCGTATCTCTCAGCTTGAGCGCACCAGCTACGAAGGCAGCGGCAAGAGCGCGGTTGCAGACCCGCAGATGGCGAAGATGGCTGAGATGGTTGAGGTGTTGGTCCGAAACATGAACAAGGACGAGCGCACCGTCGAAAATCGTTATGAGAACCGCCTTTCGACCGGGGTCAAAATCACCATTCTCATGGCGTCGATGGCGTTCATCACGCTGCTTGTCACCCTGATTGTGGCCTTTGGTCGGTAAATGACTGTCCGAACCCTCACCGAAGCGCTGAGCCAGCTGCCGAAGACCGAGGCGACGCTGGTCGCTAAAATCTTGGCGTCGATGGAGCCGAGGGAGAAAAAGAAGCTCCAATATCTGTGGGCGGCGAAGGCCAGGCCGAAGCAGATGATGCCAGGCCTATATGACGAAGGCGAGAACCCGGCTGGCCGAACAGTCAAGCGAGACACCACCAAGCCGTGGACGATCTGGCTGAACATGGCAGGCCGAGGCTACGGCAAGACCGAGCTGGGCAGCCAGTTCATCAGGAGCTCGGTCGAATACGCGCAGCGGGTGCTGAAGAAGCCGATCCGCGTGGCGTTGGTGGCTCCGACCGCAGGCGACGCCCGCGACGTTATGCTCGAAGGCGACTCAGGAATTCTGAACATCTCACCTCCGTGGAACATGCCGAGATATGAGAGCTCGAAAAGGCGGCTGACTTGGAAGGACGGCAGCATGGGCTTCCTCTACTCGGCTGAGGAAGCTGAGCGTCTGCGTGGTCCTCAGCACCATGCAGCCTGGACCGACGAGCTTGCCGCTTGGGCCGATCCTAGAGCCACTTGGGATATGCTCATGTTCGGCATGAGGTTGGTCCGAGCGAAGAACCTGCCACCTCAGGTGTGCGTGACCACCACGCCGAAGCCGAGGCCGCCGCTTGTCGACTTCGAAGGCAAGCTGAGCATCATCAACCGGCCTCGAACGATCCTGACCACGGGCTCTACGTATGAGAACCGAGAGAACCTGGACGAGTCGTTCTTCGAGGACATCATCAGCAGCTACGAGGGCACCAGGCTTGGCCGCCAGGAGATTGAGGGCGAGCTGCTCCTGGAGAACATGGGCGCGCTGTGGTCTCCGAAGATCATCGATGACAACCGGGTGGATCCCAACAAGGTGCCTGAGATCATCAGGCTCGTGGTAGCGATCGATCCCTCGGTCAGTGAAGGTGAACATGCTGACACCGGCATCATCGCGGCTGGCGTTGACGCGAGAGGCCACGTCTACGTGCTTGAGGACCAATCTCTTCAAGGCACGCCGGCTGAGTGGGCTAGGCGGGCCGTGTCCACGTACGTGAGGCTCAAGGCTGACAAGATCGTGGCCGAGGTCAACAACGGCGGCGCCTTGGTGAAAGAGGTGTTGAAGACCAGTCTGGCCGACCGGAGCTTGTTCAGCTACAAAGAAGTCCACGCCAGCCGAGGCAAGCTCACCCGGGCCGAGCCAGTCAGCGCTCTGTACGAAAGAGGCCTGGTTCACCATGTGGGCATGCACAAGAAGCTGGAGGACCAGATGGTGGCCTATGAGCCAGCCAAGGCCGGCAAGATGCTGGTGGACAGGATGGACGCACTGGTGTGGGCCGTGACCGAGTTGGCTGTCCGAGATGTACAATCAGCCTCAAGAAGGGGTATGTTCTCGAGCCGTTGAATAAGGGAGATCCTGCATGACCAAAACCCTCAATGCCGGCCACGCGTTGCTGGCAAAAAAGGATCCCAAGAAGGACACCATCGAGTTCACCGAGAAGGTGCTTCATGGCAGGCTTGCCTTCCACAAAGGTGAGGTGGTGAAGTTTGAAGATCCTGCGGCTGCTACCTATTTCGATCTTGCCTTCAACGGCACCGAGTATTCGGACAAAGAGCCGACCAGGGAGCTCACGAACGCCGAGATCAACTTCGATCCTGAAGACCCGAGCGGCAACGAGACGATCGACCCCGACACGATCATCGGTGTGGGCCGCGAAGGCGTCGCGCCTGGCACCTCGGTTGCCCAGGTGGCGGACGGAAACCCCATGGCATCGCACGGCGATGCTCCACCTAAGCTCGCCGTCAGGGACGTCGAGGGAAAGTCGGGAACCTAATCCATGGCCAAAGCAGTAGCAACCGCGGTCCTTGATCTCGCCCTCAACGACATCAAGACCAATAGCAACCGCCAGGTTGTCGAGTCGGCTCAGCCGACCACCTACGCCGAAGTTACCACGTACAAGCTCGCCGAAGTCGCGATGGCCTCGGGCGACTACACGCTGGCGAACGGCGACACGAGCGGTCGGAAGGCTACGACCGGCGCCAAGACAGGCATCTCGGTCTCAACCAGCGGCACCGCCACCCACGTCTCGTTGAGCAGCTCGGGCCGCGCACAGCTGGATCTTGTGACCACCTGCACCAGCCAAGCGATCAACACGGGCGGCACGGTCGACATTCCGGCCTGGAAGTACGAGATCAACAACCCGACCTAATCGGCGCCCTCTAACGGGGAAGGAAACCACCCCTAGATGGCCGCTGTAACACTTCTCGGGACCGTCATCAATAATACGACGAGCGGGACGAAAACCGTCACCGCGACGCCGTCCGTTGGTGATCTGATCGTCATCGTCACTTGGCATACTGGGAACACCAGCCAGGCTACTCCGACTGATAATAATTCGAGCGGCACCTACACGCAAATTGTTCCAGTCAGAAAAGCGACCAACGCGGACACTCTGCAAATCTTCGTTCGGGACGCCTTCATC